GGCTCGATCACTTCAACCTCGGAACAGGGCGTAGTTATTGGCAGCACAACTCAAGATGGCACTTTGACATTATGGAGTCCAACCTATGACTATCTAGGTGTGCTTTCTCCGGCCACACTTACTGGTGGACGAGCTTGGACAATGCCGAATGCGAGTGGCACGGTTGCAGTTAATGTTGGTTCAATGGCCTATGCCGATTCGACAAAATATCATGGTTCAGAAAGCATTACAACCCTTTCCCCATCCATTGCTATTTACACATCTGGCTCAATCACCTCAACTTCGGAACAGGGTATTGTCATTGGCAGCACAACTCAAGATGGCACTTTGACATTATGGAGTCCAACCTATGACTATCTAGGTGTGCTTTCTCCGGCCACACTTACTGGTGGACGAGCTTGGACAATGCCGAATGCGAGTGGCACGGTTGCAGTTAATGTTGGTTCAATGGCCTATGCCGATTCGACAAAATATCATGGTTCAGAAAGCATTACAACCCTTTCCCCATCCATTGCTATTTACACATCTGGCTCAATCACCTCAACTTCGGAACAGGGTATTGTCATTGGCAGCACAACTCAAGATGGCACTTTGACATTATGGAGTCCAACCTATGACTATCTAGGTGTGCTTTCTCCGGCCACACTTACTGGTGGACGAGCTTGGACAATGCCGAATGCGAGCGGCACGGTCATCACAACAGGCAATCTCTTAAACATAACGGCAACCAGTCCACTTGCAGACAGTTGCCTTGCCACAATTTCGACAGCTGGAAAGGTTTCAGGAAGCGCGATCACAACTGATAACATTTACACATCTGGCTCGATCACTTCAACCTCGGAACAGGGCGTAGTTATTGGCAGCACAACTCAAGATGGTTCTTTGACATTGTGGAGCGCGGCAAACGACAAACTGGCCGTTATTTCTTCTGCCACACTGAGCAACAGTAGGGCTTATAGTTTGCCAAACCTATCTGGCACGTTTGCGTTGACAACCAACTCTACATTCGGTTCTGGTTCAATCTGGAATGGGGCGGCAATTGATACTCAATACACGGATGCGAAAGTACGGAAGATCATCGCGGGAAGTAACGTAACAATTTCGCCAACCTCTGGGCTTGGCGATGTAACGATCAATTCTCTTGGTGGTGTGGATAGCGTGTACAGGCTAATCTATTCCAGCGCATCGGACACAACGGCTGCAGGAACGGTTGGAACAAAGGTTTTCTTCGAGAACCTTCCAGGATGGTATACAAAAGTCAGGGCGTACTATACTCGTCAAGCGTCTGATTCGGCACTTGTGGCAAAATTTTTGATGACAGTAAAGAAAAATTCAGTAGGTGGTTCTGCGTGTCTTTATTTTGGGGATGCTCCGAGTGTCACAATTAACCATACCACAGTAGATACATTGATTACGCTAAGAACTGTTGTTGGTACTGCCATTGCCGATTCGGTTTACACCATAGAATTTCAGTTAAAGGCGGAGGATCAAACAGATTCTGTTCTTGTAAAGCATCTCAATATCTACGCCGTGAAATATACAACGGGTGGCGGTGGGGGCGGGGGCGGCAAATCTTATATTACGCAACCCGCCGACAAACCGCCGGATAATTCTAACTCCTTTGACGATGAATTTAACATCTCAACGATTGACACCACAAGCAAATGGAAGTGGCGCAATCGGGGAGTGACGACATACTTGGCTGCCCAGCAAAGTTTCTGTGTTATGAGAGACACAGGAACTGGCGCAACAAGCAACTGGAGAATCTTGGAGCAAACCATCACGGACACTACCTGGTCGATCACCGCGAAGATCTCCTACGCGTCAGCGGCGGGAGCGTTCAACAATGTCGGCCTAATCGCTTTCGACTTGACCAACGGAAGACTCCTGGACTTCGGCCCTGCGCAGGATGCTTCTTACTGTTACGTCCAGTTGAACAAGTACAACTCCGTGACTTCCTACAACAGCAGCGGCTACTCCAAGACGGTAAATGCTAACGCCGGTTTGACCGCCTACTATCGACTAAGGAAAGATTCGGCAAAGAACTTCTACGCGGATCTCTCGCAGGATGGTGTCGTCTGGTCCTGTGTCTGGTCTGAGGCTGGCTCGACGTTCATCGAATCAAGCGGCAAAGTCGATCGGATAGGGATAGGTGTCAACGCGTACGGTTCTGGAATCATAGCGCCTGGAGTATTCTGGTTTTTCCGTTACAACTGGACAGCAGATTTCGACCCAACGACGGATAACTGAGGAGAGATACTTTGCTTGATCTGATACCTCTCATGATTGCAAACGGCTGCGCGGTCGCGCTTTTCGGAATCCTTGTCTTCTGTGTCTGGTACTTCTGGCCCGAAGAGAAGAAGGAAACTCAATGAGAAAAGTCACGATAATCATAGGTCTAATCGTCATCGCTTGCAGTCTTTCCCAAGCACAGTTCATTGTTGCCTGGGAAAAGCTGGAATCGCTTCCAAGTGCTGGATCGATGGGCCGTCGTGTTGTCTGCAACGACACTTTCTGGGTCGACATCGGCACAGCTTGGAAGATGGACAATGTGCTCCACTACATCAAGTCTTACAGTCCATCGGTCGTCTACACCTATTCCGAAGTAGCCGATCAGTACCGCAAACACCCTAACGGAGCCATCACGGTCGCGCGCTATCTTTGTTCTGACAGCCTCTGGTCAGTACCGGACAGCATTGATCTTGCAAGCGGTCTCGTCAGCGGGAATCTACCGGTCAACCGTCTGGGCGGTGGCACAAACGCAAACTCGACTACATACTGGCGCGGAGATGCAACTTGGACGACACCATCAGGAGGCGCGCCTGATTCGAGCATCTGGGCAAAAAAGTGGTGGGTGACGAACGGGCTTGATGGCAAAGCGAACAACTCGCACTCACATTCGCCCACAGATGTAACCGGAACGGCGGTCATCACGACGGACTCAAGATTATCTGATGCTCGCGCACCGCTTACTCATAATCAAGACGCTTCCACCATCAATGCGGGATCTCTTGACGGAGATAGGCTTCCAGCACTTTCGAGCACCAAACGCGGCGGCGTACCGGCGACGGGAACACCGACTGGACTATTTTTGAAAGACGATGGAACCTGGGCAGCGGTCGCGGGTGGCGGAGGACTTGGCTATACGATCAACGTTCAAGCTCTCACATCCAGTCCAGCTGATGCTGTAACTGTCTATTTCGGTATGCTTCCGAAAGCGCCAGTGACATCGGCTGCCATCAGCAAGGTCTATATTCGTAAAGGAGGAACGATCAAGATAGCGCAAATCTATTGCTATTCGGGAACCGCAGGAACGAGTGAAGCCTGGTCTCTCTATGTGAGAAAAAACAACACGACGGACTATCTCATCGCAACACTATCCGTTGCGACAAGCGAGAGAGTCTTCAGCAACACGGGGCTGTCAATCGCCGTTGCCGTAGGCGACTACATTGAAATCAAAGGCATCCAGCCAACCTGGACAACCAACCCAGCAACCACGATTTATGGCGGATATATCTACATCGAATGAATAGGAGAAGATTTCTCTGAGGATCCAATGCCAAGAAGGAGAGCCAAGCAGACGAAGATGAAGGGTTTCATAAAGTGTCTCCAATGAATTTGAAAAACTTGTAGAAAAGGAATCCGAGGCCGAGGAGAGAACCAATCCAAATGAAAAGGACGAGAAACCCGATAGCAAGTTCAAGTGCGGTTGGTTTACGCAACCCCCACTCATCTTGCCAAGATTCACCCGTAGTAGGTGAAGGTGCACGGGGCCATCGGTTGTCGATTTTATGAATACTGTAGAGAAAGATAATCCAAAAGGGAAGGATAAGAACGGCCTGAACGCAAACAGACAGGAACCCGTTGGTGATGAATTGTTCAACGAGGAGAGCGAGGGCACCGAAGAAGGGGAATAGGACAGTGACGCAGGTGATTATAGCAAGGTCTGGCTTCTGCAAACCCGACCGCAAAAACAAGGATTTCATTTAGCACCTCGAACAGACGAGGATAGTTGATTTTGAACCGAATGTCAAGAACAAAGTGAGGCGATGCCAAATCCCCGACCGATAGCGGCTTTTCTCAACGAGGCAACGGAGGCACAGCGCGACTTCGGGTATAACCTTATTGACAGGTTTGTAGAAGCAGGTTATGACCTTAGATCAAGTATTTACTGGAAGGAGCGCGTGAAGAGCCGCCAAATTCAGGATGCAAGAAAATTCGCAGAAGAACTGACGGAGGATTCGCGTTGAAAGCGAAAAAAAGGAGACACAGCAATGCCAAATCCATACCAAAGAGGACCAAACATACCCAGAGACGTAATCACGCAACTGGCGGATCTGCCGTACTCTGGTGCTGGGGTCAAGACACTAGAGGATTTGAAGAGGTCATATGGGATAGGACCATCGAGGATAGGTGACATTTTCGGGGCAAAAAGACGCAACCTAGCCAACAGAAGGGGCCAAGCGCTATCAAGTGCCTCTGCCCGTCTTGGAACCCGTGTAGCCACGCCTGAGAGCATTTTCACGCCCATTGAGGGTGAGTTTGCAGGCGCGTTCGGCGAGTTAGAAGCTCAGGAAGCCGGGGCGGAGGTCGGTCAGGAGAATTTCCTCACCCAGTTGTTGAACAGTGTGCGGCAGGGCGAGAACCAATTCCAACTCGGCAAGCAAGGTCTTCAATTATCCGCACTAGGGCAACAGTTCCAGCAGGACTATTACGAACAGAACCAACCCGGATGGTTAGATGATCTCCTTTCAGGTATCGGTGTTGGTGCTCAAGGTGCTGGTGCGCTAGGATGGAAACCATTCGCCTCGGGTGGATCAAAAACATCAGGGGAGTCAAGTGGTGGGAGTGACACAATTGCGCTACTGGCATCATTGGCGCAACTCGCCGCAATGTTTGCATAGGAGGATGAACAATGGCCGGACAGATTTACAGAGCGATCAGACGAAACCCCGATGCGATCACCGCATTAGCGACACTTCTCGCAGGTGGCACGGCAGAAAGGGAGAGACGGCAGCAATACCAGGATATTGTCAATCTTCTGACAACGACAGAGATTGGACCATCGCCTGAGATAGAAGCACGCGCCGCCGCATTGGAAGGAATGCCAACCATCGAAGCGCAGCCGCCCAGCAAGAGAGAGATTCACTCAGATGCGGGGACAATGCCAGCGACACAGGTTCCGCACGAACCAGCGGTAGCAACAAGGCGGATGAGGGGCATCGGGGAACTCGGAGGACGGGACTTTCTGCGTTTACTATCACTCCTCAGAGTACCAGCGGGAAGCGCGATTGAGATGTTGGCAAGAACAGAGGAAAGTCGTAGACCGAAAGTGACATTCGCACCTGCGGGCGCTCAACCAGGAAGGATTAGCCCGACCGGAGAGTGGACCCCACTTGGCGCGCCCGTTCCGAGAGCAGATGTAAGCATCACGGGTTACGAAGATTTTCGAGCTGGAGGAGTAAGAAGAAAGACAGCCGAAGAGTGGGAGCAGGCGAGAACGAAACCAGAAAAGCCGACATCGGTGTGGCTCGGGACTGAGGATGTAAAGGACGGCGGAAAGACCAAGAAGGCAGACATCTACGGTTACTACGATGAGACTGGGAAGAAAGTCGTGACGGATCGGAAGTATCAGGATTTCTCGAAGCAAGAGGGGCTCTCAGACGCCGACAAGCGTTACTACGAAACGCAGATCAGGGGTCTCACAGAGAAGAACCTGAAACTTGGGAAGCAGATCAAGGATGTGTACGGGCAATATCAATCATTCGAGGGTGGAAGGGGTCTACTTGCAAAGGGTGGTGGTCTTCGCTATACGGACTCGAAGGGAGAGTTGGTTGAACTAAGAGGCGATGAAGCCGCAGCGAAGACTCAACAAATCGAGCAAGCCGTTAAAGCCGCGAAGGATGAACTCGAAGAGAACGAGAGGATGATCGAGTATTACAACTCGCTCATTGGCGGGAGATTCAAAGCGCGGGAATATAGAGAAGGATCATCCAGTGGGGTAGAAAAACTCACTGCAGAAAGACAGACTGGTCAGGGTGCGGCAACGGAGCAGGGCGGACTTCCCGCATTGCTACCGGGTGAAACCAAAGACCAGTACATCCAACGGTTAAAGGCTAATGGCTATACCATTACCCAATAGAACAGTACGTCAGTCAGATATTGATACTTTATTCGTGCAGGAGCAGCACCCGCGAGAAAAGACTGTCTCTCTGTCGGATATTAACGAAATGTTCTCACGGCAAAAAAAGACTGTGTCTCTGTCGGATATTGACGCGATGTTTTCACCGCAAGCCATTCAGGGGCCGATTCAACCGCCCGAATTTGATACTGTCCCTGCGGCAGTGACAAAAGTGGAACCGATTGTCCTTCCAGAGAAGCCAGAGGAACGCAAACGAGCTGGATTGGGAGTCCCGTCGTATGTCGAACCGGGGAAAGAAATCTATGAGCGTGCACCGAGTTTGGAAGAGCCGGAGAAGAAAGTCGGTGTATTCCAGATGCCGGAAGTCGAGGTTACGGCTCCGAGAAGGGAAGCGCGATTAACCCCAGAAGAGCAAGCCCGCGTCAGCCCAATGCAACTTGAGCAATACCGCCGCGAGGCGCCGCCCAGCATCACAGAACCCACAACCGAGTCAGAACTAGCCTACGAATCTTATCGTCAGGAACTTGAGAAATCTCTTGGAAGGAAGCTGCCAGAGGCAAAGAATCTCGCAGAAGCCGAAAAGGTTCTTGCGCAGATGGGGTCAAGGGACAGGTGGCTTTTGGCTGCCCCCTTGTATTCCGAGGTAGCAAAGCGCGCACCGTTCATCGGCGGGATCTTCGCTGGAATTGAGGAATCCGCAAAGGCAGCCACCGAGCCAGACGTTTTGTCTAAAGCACTCAAGTTCGTAAAGGGAACGGGTGAAGCAGCTCTTGGGGTAGTGATCGCGCATGCCGCCGCATCGCCGTTGATTCAGGGATTTGAACTCTCAGCCCAGACTCAAATGGACATTGGCGAGCCAGTGCGTGAGGTTGGAAAAACGGTGGGTGAAAAGTCGGCGGAGGCTCTCGGATTTTCAAGTCGGGCGAAAGAACTCAGCGGTGAACTCGGTGGGATGATAACAGAGTTGGGCACTTGGATACTGCTTGCAAAAGCCCCAAGTCTATTCGGCAGGATCAAGTCGGGCAAGGCGACGCCCCAAGAAATAAAACAGGCGGTTGAGGAGATTCGCAAAACCAATGCCGAGGAAATTCGCCAGATCAAGGATGAGAAACTGAGAAAGAAGGTTGAGGAAGTCGCACAACAGATGGAAGAAGTCACTCGGATAGGGATTCGCACTGAGGAGCAGCGCGCAAGAGAAGGGATCATTCCTCGCCCAGCCGAAGAGAAAATTCCCCAGATAGCGGCGGAAATTCAACCACCGAGAATCGAAACTCCTGTAACTGAGCCGCAGGTGCAGAAGAAACGACTCACCGAAGAAGCCATTGAGACAGGTCAGACATTCAATCTTGATCAAGCCCGCGCCCGATGGGAAGAAAGGAAGGGGATCGAGAAGCAAGCAATTGAGAGGGGAGAACCGAAGAGCCGTGAGCAGGCAGATGCGCTAATGAAATTGGGTCTTGAATCGCAGCGTGCCCGCGAAGAAGTAGAAGGTTTCATTGCCGAGCAGAGAAGGATTCTGAAGTCCAAGATGACAGGCAAAGAAGAACCGCTTGAGCACAAGGCGTATACGCGCGGACAGATTGAGGAGAAGCTGAACGAAATCGCGAAATGGCAAAGGGTTAAGCAGTATCCCGGGAGGTTGCCGCCGGAACAAGAATTGGCTAGGCTAGAGCCATTGCCGCCTGAAGTGACACTGGAAAAACCATCTGCCGAGGTCCCAGCAAAGGATAAATACGCACCCGTTCGCGATTTGATTGAGGAAAACGCAAGGAAAGACCCAGAGCGGTTTCCGGTGAACATCGGGGAGCGACTATTCGACGACATTCAGAAAGCCATTGAGCAAAAGGATTACGCCAGATTGAGGGATATGGTTCATCCGATGAACCCGGTGTGGCGCGCATACTTCCAGCGGATCACAGGGAAACAACTTCCACAGACGGTCGGTGGTTCTGAGACAGCGGCTAAAGAGATTGTTGGAACAGGGGGGATGGAGACGTTTGAGGCGGCACGAAAGGCGGGCGAGGAAAGGCGGGCAGGCGAGCATATCCAATTCATTGCAAATCGTCTATCACAGCAAGGGTATCGCAATCCAGATGGTACGACGATCACCGCGAAAGAACGGATCGACCAAGCCATCGCAAGCGGTCAGACGGAACTGACAAGTCACCAGAGGGGCGCAACAAAACAGTATTTCCTAACCAGGCCAGGAGAAGGAAGTGGCCCAGTAATCGTAGGGGCCGATCAGATTGAGTATGCGAGAGCAACGACCAAGAAAGTCACCCCCGAAAAGCCAGTTTCACCAATTGGTGAACAGGGACGGATAACTGGAACAAAGCCAGAAAAGTATAAAAACGCCAGAGACTTTGCTGAGACACTTGTAGGCCGACTTGGGCAATATAGCAAGTTGACAAGCGGATATGCAAACGAGGGCTTTGAACTATTCGATGAAAACAGATTTTTTGACAGACTTGGGCGTGAGTTTAAGTTGACGAGAGAAGAAATCAAGTCAATCTTTCCGGTAGAGAGGACGGAACCGGTATTTGAGGGTAGCGGGGGATTGATGAAGCGCCCATCGAAAGAAGATCTCGCCGAGTTCTATAATCGCGCAATCAAGGAAAAACCTTCTCCCGCCCCCAAGCCCCCAGAGATGATGACGAGGGAACAATCTGATTTTCTCGAAGCGTATCCAGAACTTGTTGATATAGTCAAAAGAGCGAAGGTCAAACAGGCGGACATGCTTGCGAATCCAATCTATGAGAAGGCTGAAGAAATCGAGGGGACATCGAGAGCTGGGTTTGGTCTGAAACTGAGTACTATCTTTGGTAAGCAGAAACCACTACAGAACTTTATTGATCTCGCCGAGAAGTACGGGAAGAAAGTCGAAGTGCCAGAAGAGAAAGGGGTTGCAGGCATACTGGGTCGACCCGAGAAATTCCGTCAACTCGCAGATCAGATGCAAGGCCAGATTGACGAGCGACGGCGTGAAATGACGCAAAACCCAACACCGAAGCGGATGAAGGAATATCGTAGTCGAGTGATTGAGGGTGACGATCTTGAACGCGCGCAGCAGGCACTCCGAACTTTGGCGGATGCTCACGAACGCGGAACGGTTCCCCCGATATTGAGAGAGCTCAAGAGCAAGTCAGAAGTTCTGCCGTTAGTCAGAAAGGGCACAACAGGCGGGGGTGGGTACTACGATGTGATCGCCTCAATGGAGTACAAGGACACGAGTCCACAAGGAAAAGCACTTCAAGATTTGATGGAGGCCAAGCCGGAGTTAAGAGTTGCGGATGTTGAGAAGCAGAAGGCTCAGAAACTCGCGCAGATGGAGGCCGAGGTTCAGTTCCGACCACTGCCAGGATTTTTTCCAACGCCGAAGCCGCTTGTGCGCAAGATGATCGAGGCCGCCGACATTGAGGAAGGTCAAAAGATTCTCGAACCATCCGCAGGGAAGGGCGATATTCTTGATGTTCTCAAGGAGGAAAAGCCCGAAGCCACAGATGTAAAAGCGGTAGAGCTGATGAGTCCCTTGGTGAACATCCTTGAAGCCAAGGGATACGATGTCACCAGCAAGGACTTCCTAGAGTACAAGGAACCCGCCGATAAAATCTTGATGAACCCGCCATTCGAGAAAGGTCAAGACATAGACCACGTTCGACACGCGTACGACCTGCTGAATCCCGGTGGCCGCGTAGTCGCAATTGTGTCGGAGGGGTCATTCTCTCGCTCAGACAAAAAAGCAACTGGATTCCGCGAGTGGTTGGATGAAGTTGATGGGAGGTCTGAAAAGATAGAACGTGGGGCATTTACTGGCAAAGAGGCATTCCGACAAACGGGTGTGGCCTCAAGGATGGTTGTGATTGACAAGCCCGCCGAGGCGAAGCCAGAAATCGCGCCGATCCGCGAAGAGGCAGTTGCAGGGTTGCCGCAGTTGAAAACCGCAGAAGAAATTCCTACCTTAGAACCAATGAAACCCCCAAGGGGGCCGGGCAAGCAACCTACCGAGATCAAAACCCCACAGCCCGAAGGTAGGAAGTTCAAAAACTGGTTTGCCGATTCAAAGATTGTGGATAAATCTGGCAACCCCTTAGTAGTATATCATGGGACAGGAGCAGATGTTAAGTCGTTCGACCCGCGTTTTCAGGGACTTGGAACCCAGTCCGAACTTGCGCAAAAGGGTATTTTTTTTACAAACTCAAAAGCGGCAGCGCAAACGTATGCCGACCGAGCACCAAGTAGAGAATTTTTAGAGTCACTTCCGGGAAGCAAGAAAGTGTCGGAAGTCCAATACGCGCTGCAAGATCAAATGAGTAAGGAACTTTCCGATTATCATGATTCATTTTTGAAAACCCATAAGATCACTGAACATCAGTTAAGCGAGAACGAAGTTCTCTACAAGAAGTACAGTGAGGCTTATGATAAGATCGGCCAAAAGTACGAAACTCAAATTCACGCCTTACAAGATGATTTCTTTAAGGTACATCCAAAACGTGAAGCGGTAGCGGTACCACGAATCGTTTCTGCCCATCTAAGAATTAGACAACCAGAAATCATAGATGCGCGTGGAGCGGTGATTACAGACATCGAGATAGAATCAATAGTTGACAAAGCATTACGTGATAAACGAGATGGTGTTGTGATTCGTAACGTGATTGATGTCTTTGGGGAAGAATCTTTGGTTTCGGATGTTTACATCGCCTTTTCGCCAGAGCAAGTAAGAATTATTTCCCCTAACCTCTCCCGCGCCCCTGAAGGTGGGGCGCAAGTTGTACCCGCGTTAAAACCCACCGAAGTTCCCTCCGAAAAGCCACTCCGCCCCACCGGAACCGAGGGCAAGAAACTCGCGATGGAGTTGCTGCCGACCGCCGCCTATTTATCCGTTGATGCCCTGCCAGTAGATGATGACACAAAGGAAAAGCTCAAGATTGCTTTTGGTGCGCTCGCGATTGCGGGGTTAGGACTCGCCGCCAGTAAACGCGTAAAGGACTTGAGTAAAGAATTCCGCAATGCGGCATTTAGCAGAGCGATGCGTGGTGAGATCAAACCGACCGAACTTGAGGCCGACGTGCGAAAACGCGTGACGGATTTCTTCAAATCTGAAGAGTCAAAAAGTCTCAGCATTGAAGAAAAGAAGGAACTCATCCGCGCACACGGGATGGAGCCGTTCAGAGCAGAAGCGAAGAGAGCGGCTACCGAGATCAACAAAGCACTAAGCGAGGAAGTCCCAGTTCCAGAGCACCAGAAGGGAAGTCTATCCAGCCAGATTGCGGCAAAGAACGAAAAAACGGAAAGAAAAAAGCCACTAGCATCTCGGATCAATCAAAAGATCGCCGAGTATAGGCTGGATGCGCAACGAGACGGACTGCGAGGAATTGAGTTGGTAGACTATGTTCGTGGTCGAGTAAACGAGTATGTGAAGACCGAGAAGCCGACAGGATTCACCGAAAAGCAACGAGAAATGATTGGTCGGAAGACGGGCACGCTAGAACTGAAAAACGCGATTAAAAGACTTCAAGAGACAGAACAAAGAACGCAGAGAATTGCCCAAGCACGGGATCGCGCTGCGGATATAGCGATAGAGACACAGAGGCGGCTAATCAATAACTACGCAAAACCAGAGGAAGCGAAGAAGATCATCACCAGGGTTGATGAACTCGCAGATCACTTCCGTGACATACTGCCAGAGTCAAACTACAAAACTTTGAAGGGTGGCCTTATGAGTCGCAACGCAGTTTTCACACGCGACTTCGGACCCGCCGGTGCGGAACTGCAACTTCTCTTCCTTGACGGAAACATCAAAGAACGAACGCTAAGGGATGTCTTCATCGATCAGGTTTCGCAGCACAGGGAAATCTTTGAGGAGATCAATAGAAACAAATCTTCCCTAGCGAAAAAGGTTGAAATCGGTAGAGAGGTCAAAGATGCGTTAAACGACCGAGAACATGCACAGACCTATCTCACCAGTGAAACCGCGAGGCAAGTATACGAGACGTACAAAGATGTTTTCGATAAGGCCGAGACACTAATTCGAGCGAAGGGATACACAGTTGAGGATAATTACTTCCCGCGTTTGAAGCAGGCTAAATCATTCGAGCAGAGAATGGAGGAACTTGAGAACCTAACTGGGCAGGATTTCCACAAAGCAAGACAAATGAACGCACCCATAAAGGGCATAGTCTCTGAGAAGAGTCCACGCCTGAAAGAACGCACGGCAGAGGAAGAGCAATTTCCGACTCGATTTGATGTCGAGAACATTTTACCTCAGTACCTGAACAGCATCATCCGCGAACTGTCCTATGGTGATGCGATGAAGTACTTGAAGAACGACTTCACGCATCTAATTCCAGAACCCTTATTCCAGAGAGCACCATTCCAGCGCGTCGCGGATCTTGTGAAGGGGAACCTCCGGCCAGATGTTGGCCGAGGATTTTTCTGGAAGGCAGAATCGTACATCTCTAATAACATCATTCAGTCTGCCGTCGAATTCAGTCTGAACAACAACGTGATGAACTTAACACAAACGGACTTTACACGCCTGTATATGGGTCCAGAAGGAACCCGACTTGCAAACCAAATTTGGAAGCAACGTAAAACCCTCACGGGCAAACTCAAGGATGCTATACAGATTGCCTCGGAAGAGGAGTCACCGTACATCGAGCGGTCGCCAGCAGAACTGAAGCGAAGAAAGATTCTCCAACGATCCGTCGAGAAGTACGGACCACAACGGATGGGTGAACGTCACAACTGGCGTTGGTCTGAATTGGGCCTGATTGTAGATTCTGCCGTAAAGAACCCCAAGTTCTCAGAGATTTACAAAAGGGTGAATGACCCAGTCAAGGCCATGAACGAGTTGTTTGAGAAGGATCAGACAGCGTATCAAACGGCAATCCGAAATGCACAAGTACTTACAATGAAGACCCAAGTAAGTCAGGATATTGCGGCGAGGCCGGAGTATTGGGATACGCGAGCGATAAAGATGTTCTTGCGGCTTAAATCGTTCAAGTTTCGAGCCATAGAAGTCGTAGCCGAGGCTTTCAAGAAGCAAGAAGGTGCATACGGCGTTAGGAATCAAACCATCTGGTCTCGTGGTGTTTTTAGTGAAGCCACGAAACCAGGCGAGGTACTTTTGCAGATCGAGGACTATCGTGCCAGGGTTGACCGAATTTTGAAAGATCCAGATGCCGTTAAACTCCTTGACGTGAAAAGCAAGCAGACGATCTCGGACTTTAGGGACTACCTCGGTGGTCAAGAGAGAGAATTAAACGCGATCATCAAGCAGATGGAACCCCTCTCTATGAATCCCAAATCCGAAATAGGTCGAATACGAACCTTCAAAATCCTAGCTAAGTACTATCCCAAGATTGTGATGACATCAATTCTCACAACCTACCTAAGCAACCTTATTGATAATGTTGTGGGAACTCCCGACCAGGATGAGGACAAACTCCATGCCTACGCGGTGCAGAGAATGTTCTTGGACCTGAATCCGTCGCCGTTTTACGGAGTGAACCCACTTGAGTGGTTGAAGCCAATCATTATTCCTGGACGATGGGTCGCGAAATATGGTCTTTCTAAACGGACGATTGTACATGATGCGGTTCAGTACGGAATCGCCGGTCTAATCCCGTTTGGTGGGATGGTTGATAGATGGGCGGGCGGCATCGCGACAAAGACAATTACAAACCTGATTGTGCCACCGAAAAAGAAGCTCGGAACCGCGCCTCCGATAATGGGCAAACGTAACGCCATTGAGCAACTGAGTGGACTAGCGAAGTAGAGAGGAAAGAAGCCTATGAACATACCATTTTTGAAGCGCAGGGCGAAACTGATTGACGCGGATGGAAACTGCATTGCCGTGGTTGAGGTTCCGAAGAAGAACAACCACGGATGGCTGAAGGCGCTTATACCTATCGCTATTATGATTGCGGGTGGCCTAATTGGATATGGTCAACTCAAAGAAAGGGTGGATACTCTCAAAGTCGAAACGAACGACATGAAGAAGGAACTCGCCGACACGAGCAAGCGTCAGGCCGCAATGGAAGAAATGTTCAAGTACATCGCAAAATCGCTTGACGAAATCAAGGCCAACCAAGAGAAGTTGCGAGACAAGATCGAAAAAAAGAAGGACAAATAAAAGGAGAGCAACATGATCATTGACCGAATCGGCGGACGGAAGAATGTTCTCGGTTATGTATTTCTCGGCTGCGTGACATTCTTGGCAAATGCAATGGTTATCAGTAATCACGACCCAGACTACGTAGGAATGGCAACCGTGATCGGCGCGATGGCAGCCGGTCTTGGTGCTATCGTCTGGGGCAACGTGAAAGAACACCAAGCAAAGGCGAACGGCAATGGACTCCAACCTGCAGTTCCTAGTTCTTGATTACTGCATCATTGATTTCGTTTTCGCCCTATGGATTCTCTTGGATTCCTGGGCGGTGAAGTGGCAGGAAGCCTTTTGGGAATTCGGCGGGTACAAGCCCAAACTGAGTCAGGAGTATGTGAAGTGCCTTCTGACTGTATTTTCGCTCCTGATGGTGTTTCTAGTCGTTCTAACGGGTCGGTGGTGGCTTATCGTGCCTTTTGTGTTCCGCCAGCAGTGCGGGTTTGAAGATTTGGGGTACTGGCTGGTCGGGACGGGCATATTCGGCAAGGACTGGTCCTTCACTGAGACGGGGAAATTCTTAGGAATGCCCTATCCGCGTTGGTGGCCGTGGTTGAACACTATGCCAGTATTGAGATTCATTTCGGGCGGGACGGTTTCCTTTGGTGGTTTGCTGCGGGCAGTCATAATCTGTGAAGTGCTCGTATTTGTGTGGTTAGTGTGGATCAACCATATCATTTAATCTATGAAAAAACCCAAGATCAAACTTGTGGACAGGTTTCACATGGTAGATGAGGTCTCTGGTCCCCGAGGCCCACGTCGAGTCAAAGAATTCCTAGATAGCAAGGAAAACCGTTGCCGAGTTTTCGCGACGCGGGATTTACGGGACGCACTTGGTTATAGTGAGTCGCATTTCAAAACGGCAATTGGAGCGCATCCCGATGTCCAATGTTACAGGCTACAGATCGCCTATCATCGCTATGTTTGGGGCAACTCCAAAGTCCTCAAACAATTCAAGGAGGAACGGGGATGGTGAAAACGACAAAGGCAGTTGAAGAGGACTTGAAGGGGCGGGAAATAAAGCAATACAAGAAAGAGAAGGAACTGAAATCAAGACTCGCGAAACTCCTTATTGGAAGCAACAATCCCTGGACAGTTGCAACACTCTCTGACAGGTTTGAATGTTCCGAGGGCGATGTGACAAATTGCTTGAGGAAACTTGCGAAAGAAGGTCGGCGGGTCATCTTTCTCAACGAGGGAGTTCAGATTTCAACAGAGATGCCGCCGAGTTCCGAGACGATTCCGATCAGTAATGCTAAGGCAAGGTGGATAAGATTTGGGGCGACAGCAGACAATCATCTTTGTAGCAAATACTCTCGCCTTCAGGTTCTTAACGCACTCTTTGACCGATGGCAAGAGCAGGGAATTAAAACCGTTTATCAGATGGGCAACATCATTGATGGCGAATGCAATTACAACAAATATGATCTCTATGTGCGGGGTGTTGATGCCCAGACGGACTACCTGATTGAGAACTGGCCCCATCGGAAGGGCATCACCACGCGCTTCATAACGGGTGACGATCATGAGGGTTGGTACATTCAGCGAGAAGGTATCAACATCGGTGAATACATCGAGCAGCGGGCAAAGAAGGCGGGCCGGAACGACCTGATTTATCTTGGTCACATGGAGCATAATATCACGTTCACGAGCAAGGAAGGTGCATCGCAACTGAGGCTCATTCACACTGGCGGCGGCACAGCATACGCGATAAGTTACAATGTTCAAAAGCTTGCCGAGTCGCTGCAGGGAGGGGAAAAGCCGACAATGCTACTTTTGGGCCACAGTCACAAATATGATTACAGTTACCCGCGAGAAATCCATGCAATCCAGGTTGGATGCACCATCGATCAAACCCCCTATATGCGGAAGAAGCGACTGCAGGCAATGGTGGGTGGTTGCACGGTGGAGATACTTCAGGATGAGCACGGGATTGTGCGAGAGGTCAAAGCAACCTGGATGCCATTCTACGACCGGAAATTCTACACAGACAAACTCTGGAAGTACCATTGGAAATGAACGGTCAAGAGGAAATAGATTGCCAAAGTGCAGAAGATCAAGCAGTATTAGAGAGCCATGCCGCGCAGTTGATGGAACGGTTCGACACCGTTCAGATTTTCGCAACTCGGCATGAACCATCGCGCTTAAATGGAACGGTTGAAGCATCAATTGGTCAAGGCAATTGGTTTGCCCGCTGGGGTCAGGTGCGGTTGTGGTGCGAACGGGAACAGGTAAAAGAAGCGAGTAGGGAGAACGCGAACGAAGATTGAATTCAAAACAAAAGATCGCACAAAACCGACCCTCTAGTGGCTAGTTTCGTGCAGAAAAATGTATAAATACGGGCAACATTCGCCCGTATTGTCGCCCGAAGAGAGTTGAACAATGACTTTTCACAGAGATGAAATCTGGGTGCGTTGCAAACTAACAGCCCCTAAGTACGGTTTTGACCCGTTGCTACTTTTGGCTGTCGCGACTCAAGAGGCACAGAAGGACAGAAAGAATCCACTTCTGTATTGTGGAGATGTGGCGGCACTAGAACAGGGCTACTACCGGCGATATATCGAGCCAAAGAACTTCGCCACGACAACCGAGGTATTGCTCTCCGCATCGTACGGAGTATTTCAGATGATGGGAAATAGTCTCTACGAACTCGGTTGGTTCGACCAGGAGTTCTTGCGCCAACCCGTGCAGTACCGAGAATTCTACAACAACAACTCAATGGATGAAGTCAACGTAACAAAGGCATTGAACCGATACTGCAATGATCTTGATTACCAGGTCGATACGGCCTGTCGTCATCTATCCAAAAAACGAACGGCAGTAGGGGGGGACACCCGCAAGATTCTTTTGGCTTGGAACGGTGGAGCTAATCAGCAATACGATGATGAAGTTCTCGCGAAGATGGAGAAGTTGAGAATAGAGTTAGAATGACATTCGGCCTAAGCATCAAAGATTTGTTGGCTGGAAAGAAAATCACGCCAGAAGGGAAGATAGTATGAGGATGTACGCTAATGGCAGATAGGAGTGCTATCTGCCGATAGCATACAAAAAGCCTATAACAGACTTAAAAGAAAGGAGTAATCTATTGGCAAAACTAACGACAGAAGAAGCCGACAGGATTGAAGATGAGATGCGACGATTAGAAAATGATCCATGTGTTACAAAATTGCAACTACGTCTGTTTATGCAAAGTTGTATGCCATGCGGTCATGCTGTTGGGAATCTTCTGACTTGTTCGGAACCACCATACGGTTGTGTAATATGCGAAAAGTAGACCACAGTTCAAACCGCTTAGGATTCTAACAATCAAATAAAGGGGAAAAACTATGCCACACTACAAAGACGGAACGCCAGCAAAGATTGGCGACACCGTGAAGGGCAAAGGATACAATCTCAGGATAACCGATGGGGAGCTTCGTGAACTCGTCGGTACAGTTGTAGATGTTCGGCCCGGGACTGAGACGTGCAACCTGACAGTCTTTGTTCCAGAGATCATTGATCTCGGGGAGAATTTCCAATGGCCGAACACTCGGATTTTTGCGCTGAGAGAAGGTCTACATACCGTACTCAGAGCAGATGGGCACACCGTTGCTGTGAAATACCTAATTGAGTTTGGTCAGACAGACGCGTTCGAGAAAATCGCTTGACTACCAAAAGAAAGAATCAATAAGATGAATCTACTTGGAATTTTCCAAAAAATCCAAGACAGCATCAAGGCGATTCTCATTGGTGTAGGAATTGCGTCTCTGATCGGAACGGGTCTGTACATTCGCGGCTGCCAGGACGGTGAAGCGCGGATGGACGCGAAGTACAAGCAGGAATTCAGAAACGCGAAACCGCGTGAGGTATCAAGGGATACGAGTTTCACCCCCCAGAAACCCGACAGCGGCAAGTATGCAATTCTTGTAGAAGATTCGTCAAGTGATCGTCAGGCAATCGTCAGGTATAAGAAGAGGGTAGATACGATTCTAAAAAAAGGCGATGAACTCGCGGCATCGCAGGCGACCGAGATTGAAGGACTCCGCGCAAAGAACAAATACCTCGAAGAGAAGTTGCGCCAAGCATACGAGTCGAGATTAGTGTATCTGAACACCCCGCAAATCGGCGAACTGTGGGCGTGGATTTACCCGGCAGATTCAACACTGAGACCGTACAAACACAACCCGTCACCATTGCAGATCATCACGATAAAGACAGAACTGCCAGTGCTCGAACCACGTTCAACCTGGGAGACGGCAAGAGACGTAGGAATTGGAGTCATTGGCGGGGCGCTCATAACGTATGCTGTCATTCGCGTGAGCCGATGAGAGAACGTATCTGAGGCACATTTCCGGCCTCGCGCGGATGAAGTTAATATAAAAGAGGGGAAGGTCGAAGTCTTCCGCGAGTTTCCAGTTAGACAGTCGGTCTTCTGTCATCATCTTGAACAACTTCAGTATCAGGCGCGGCCCCAACTTGTCCTCTATTTTTTTCAACATCCGATTTTCCAGTTCCCGCATATAGAGCTCCTCGAATAAGGGTCAGTCCCGAAGACTGATGTTTTTTGAGTGACTTGCGCTCTTGGTCGAGATGCCACTGGTGGTTGCGAAGATACCACTGGACGTATTCATCAGCACCGGGCGCGAGGATGTACCTAGTTATGGTGATCTCCGAGATAATCTGAGAAATGCGCCCTAAAGTAATGCCCAGAATCGGAACTAAGCTTGAAAGGGAGTCACCCTGATTCAAACGGTCAAGCAGCCAGAGAAGTTGTTGCATACCTCGTTTACGGACGAAATTCTCTACAACCCGATATGACTTTTGGCGAAGATGTCCCATCCCAACCCCCCCCACACCGTGAATGAAGGGTATTCTATTAGTGGCACAGAAATTGTGACGTATGGCAAGCAGTAAAGAAATCCGTCAATTGCTTCGCTTTTAACTTGACTTTGTGCAGCTTGCGCAGCATATTTGAGGCAACCACAATGGGTCGGCCGAGCCCAACAATGACTCACATCATCCGATCTCTTCTTTCCTGCTTTTGCGTTCCCGCATTTGTCTGATAATGTATATTACACGCGGGAAACCGTAAAGTTGTAAAGACCTGATCGCTAAAGAAGTTTACAGAAGCTCGGTTGACTCGAAAGAGTTGATCGAGCTTTTTTATTCTGTGGACAAGATAGCATGTCCCGCCCCCCGAAGTCAAGGACAATAAATTCCGAAAAGAGAAAGTGATCTCGGCGATGGCGCACCGAAGCGAGAAAGATTTTCCCCTACCACCCATAAGCGAAGCTGTCAAGGCCGCGATCTACAAAAGGTCTGGGCGCATTCGCGGCAGTCGTCACCCTTACGAGATAACAGCGGAGGATGTTTTACACGTTACCCGAAAGACCTTCAATCGGATGATGCGGTACGGGAGATTCGATTTCACAGATGATTTAATTCCCATCATCGAGTGGACTCAAAGCATGGGACTGATAGAGGCGATCTCTTTGGAGTTGACGAGAGTTCTCACAAGCCGAAAGAAAGAGGACAATGAACAACTTCGCGTTTAAGTTGAAGCAGCAGCAATTCCAAGCGGACTATCTGCGCGTGATCTTGCACATCGGCGGTCACAGGGAGATCATTGAGAACCGCGTGGAATATGCGCCCCTCGGAAGAATTCTCACGTGGAACGAAATAATTGTCGTTGAGAGGATCGTCGGAAGAACCGGATTGGAGAATTAGCAATGCCGTTCATCGTGCGCCGGAAAGATCCGCCAGCATATCCAGGAGCGAAAACGTACTGGGAGACTTTGGCGCGGCGAACGACATTAGAGGAAGCCAAGAAAGCGATGGCGATCCTAAAAAGCTACACTAAGGATAATACAGTTTGGTGGTGTGGTGAAGAAACAATAAATGCCGAACCAGAAGAGAAGCAAGAGGAATAATCAACCAAGAGGAGGACTGAAAATGGAACTCTATGGAACCGAACCCCGCATTTGCGGTGAATGCTATCAGGAACTTCCGATTGACGATCTCATCGGCACCTCAGATGTTAAACGACGGATGAGCATTTCCTGCGTCCATTGCTACCGGGAGAAAAAACACGAATACAGTTGCGAAGATTGTGACCGTGTTTTCTGGTTCACGGGTATCCCAATCCGCTGCCCACTTTGCAACTCAGTCAAGATCACAACTGGATTCCGCGCCGCCGACATTTTGATCGAAGAGGAGCAGACAAAGGCAGCACATCGGGTGAGGGATGCCGCCGTCCATTCTCTTGAGAACATTACGGAGAAAGCATTTGTATCGGCTGGGATTCCACTGGATGAACTCCGCGATCTTCGGAGCGCACTCAGAAAACGAATGGGGACATAACTAAACAGGGAGGTATCTATGTATTACCTAATCGCACCTGACGCGAAGAGAGTCCTCTCGAAAGGCAAGGACTTGAAGATTTTGGAGATGTTCGCGATGGACGCAACAAAGACCGAGACCATCGAGGATGCTCTAAAATCTCTCAATGCTGTAATTGTGGTAAATGTCAAACCAACCAAGGAGGAATAAGCTATGACAACGCAGAACCCAGAGACCGAAGAACCCGAAGTCATTGAGGTTCCGGCGACCGCCGAGACACTTGAGCAAGAGGAATTCTCTCTACTCAAGATCGGGTCAGAGAAAGAATTCACCGAGGCATTGACGAAGGTGGACAATGCCCTGAAGTTGGTTGACCAACTCAGGGGATTCTGCCTTCAACGTTCAAAGCCGAATGATTGGCTAGACACAGGCGGCAATCCGTACTTCACCGATGCTGGCTGCAATCGCTTTCGCGCCCCGTTCGGAATGTATGAGCAAGGTGTGAAGATGTGGACGATTGACAGCAATGGGATTCGGAAGGAGATCAATGAGCGCACCGTCTTCGAGGGCGAGATCGACTTCATCTTTTTCGAGGGAATCATCGGCTCGAAGTTGCTCGGAGTAGAGGCCAGTTTCCAAGGTGGAAGTCGCCCCTCCAAAGAAGATGCCTTTAGATCCAAAGAAGACATTCTCTTCTACATCCAGAAGGGCAAAGCCAACTGGAACGGTCGCGGATTCCGCAAATTGTTGGGTTTGGAGAACCTGACTTGGGACGATTTGAGCAACGCGGGGATCAACCGAGAAAAGGTGCGGAGAGTCGAATACTTGACCACCGAAAAGGGAAATCCCAAGGAGGCGAAGAAACTCTGGGATATGCTCCTCGAACTCAACGATGGCGATCCGACAAAGGCGGAGGATTACCTGTTCAATTTAACGAACACCGGCGAGTACAAGGGCAAGCGCAAGCCATCGCAACTGACCGCGAAACAAATGCCCTGGATCACCAAGAAGGTTCAGGCGGAATGGGAGAAGCGGTTCCCCGAGAAACTCTCACAGGAACCGAAGGCCGAAGCCGCAAAGGTCACGGATGATTCCTTCCAGAAGTCCATTGCGAACTTGAAGGCCCATATTGAAGAGAAGGACTGGGCGGATCTGCTCGCGAAGTTCCACATTCAAGATGTTGTGGAGATTGCGATTGACAAGCGGAACACGTTCTTGCTTGAACTCGGTAAGGCCGCGCACAAGAAGGGAGGGAAGTGAAGATGATTAACCTCGCGAAAGATTCTCTCCCGACAACGCGGGAACTCGCCGCCCTAGTGGAAAAGTCCGTAGAGGACAAGATCAAGATGTATCCTCGGAATTCCATCTGGGCAAGTCAATTAGATCATCCCTGCCTCAGATACAACGAATACGGACTAACGCGCTGGAAAGATCAAGCCCCGGTCAATCGCTGGTTGCAGGAGATATTTGAAGAGGGCAAGGACCAAGAAGAGATCGTGAAGAAGGCATTGATCGAGGCCGGATATTTGCTCCGCCAATCGCAACGACCATTGGTGGAGACCGTGAAAAATAACGGTAGCGAATCCCGCTACAAGATCAGTGGGCGGCTGGATGTGGAAATCACGCACCCCTATCTCCTGAGAAACATCTGGTATCCCGCCGAGATCAAGTCAGTTGATTCATTTATGTTCGACTCAATCAACGAGGAGAAAGGAGCCGAACAGTTCCTTGAGAGCAAGCGGTGGTATGTCCGGCAATATCCAGGACAGATCATCTTCTACTTGTACGCATCGGGCAAGGAACTGGGTCTGATGATCTTCAAGAACAAGTTGGCGCGCCGGATGAAATTCGTGTGGGCGAAACTGGACTACGACATCGCCGAGCGGATGTTGCAGAAGGCCGAAGAGATCAACCGAGTCGTGGCTAAAGTAGAGAAGAACCCCGATAAGGCAGAGGACCTGTTGAGTCCCCGCCTCGAGGGGAATGAGCAGGTATGTTCCAAGTGCTCATTCGCGCATATCTGTCTACCGAGTATGCAATTCGGCGGGACGGAGATCGAACTGGATCCCGAGATAGAGACGAAACTCCGTGAATGGATTCGGCTGAAAGAGGAAAAGGAGAAGTTTGAGGAGTTAGATGAGGAAGTCAAAGAGCCATTCAAGAAGCGGGGGCCGGGCTTGTATCTCGTCGGTGGATCGTTCAATGTCAAAGTGAGCACATTCAGCCGTGCCGTGTACAACGTGCCAGCGGAACTCAAAGAGCAATATCGAGAGCAAGCGACATCGACGCGGGTGGACATTAAGCAATTAGATGGAAAGGCGAAGTGATTCGAGGCGGTGCGGGAATCGGCGCAATTCCTTGCTGGTGAGGAGGCAGGATTTGTGAACCCGCGCCGCCGAGGTTACGCGAATGAGGACTCTAATGAGTGGCGGCGAGAATAAGAATCAATCCATCTTCGATTACCTGACGAGTCCTGAGTTTCGGCAAGGGATTCAAGCCATTGTGGAAACATTCATTGCGTTCCAGCAAGACCTCGATGCAGAAAAACGGGCAATGGAACGCCAGTGGGCGAAGCGAGAGAAGACGATTCAACGGGCACTTCTCGCTACTGATCGGATACACGGTTCTTTGCAGGGGATACTCGGAACAAATGCAATGCCCGACCTTCAGAAAGCACTACCGGAAGCAAGAACGGATTGAACCAAGGATGCCGTTAAATTCCATGAAAATCGCACCACGATTGTCGCTACGGAGAGATGTAACGGCTGTTCGAGCAATCTATCAAAGAAGGATAATTCGTCTCAGGAAACGATTTGAGCGGGGTAAGTCGGCGACGGCCATTGCTGGAGATTTGAAACTATCCCCGCCGACGGTATTGATGATTTTGAAGTATCCAGATCGGTCCGTTTCACTAAGGACGATGTTGAAAGTAATAAGGGGGACAGAGCGGAAAAATCGTCGCTGCCCAAAGATAGCATCATTCCGAGGCGGTATCTGGTGTCAGGATTCGATTTGATTGTTCTTTGAGGCAAGCACACAGTTGCTGCTAAGGAACGGGGAACGATTTGTAGAATCGATGGTCATAGTTTGACAACCGTTCCAGCGATTGTCGTGCTTGCCATTGTTCTTTGAATGTTGCAGTTGTTTCTGACCAGCAGCAGCCTTTGGATAGCGTAACCTATGCCAAGGGTGCACCTAGGCGAAAGCCGATGGTTCAAATACGAGCTAACTGGCGACCAGACAAGCAAAGTGCTTGCTGACAACTGCAACTTAATTCTTGGATGGCCGTGGTGTGGGAACCTAATCTTGGAGACGGGCATTGGTTGTGACTGAGGATATTCAAGGAACCCAGCAACGAGATTGCAGACCAACTGCCAGCCACCCATTGATTGTATTCCGGTTTAGCCTTTCGCCGGAGTAAAAGCAAAGGCATTAATCCTCCCTCTGGGCCGCCGTGTACGGTGCGCGGCGGCTCGGTTTAATAAGGAGAAAAACGAATGTGCTTTCTTGAGCCACGGGTACTGCGAATTACGACAGAGCAAAATCGCATACCAGACGCAGTTCTGGTTGACATTCTGTGTGTGTATGAATTCGCTAAGAGGGAAGACATTCCAGCACTGCCCAATGAGTTGATTTGCAAGCGAAACGGTGACTTCTGGACAACTTGGACAAAGGTTTTAGACATACGAGACAACAACAAGTCTATTCCACGCAAGGAGGACATCATGAACTCAGACCAAATTGAAACAAGGTGGCAGAGGAGTTACGAAGGCATTGTTGCCGACCGCCGTGATTTCAACTTGAAGGTGAGGGAAGTATTGGAACTCGCGAGGTCAATCTACGGATATGGCGAATATGACCGCGCCGTTCAGGAAATAAAAAATCGGCGGTTGACGATCATCGGACGGGAGAAGCGCAAGCACTTCCCGCTCAAGAAATATCAGATGCTTTTCGGTAGGCAGAAGGGCAACTGCGGTATCTGTAGACTAGAGCTTGAGGTGGCAGGACCGCCGAATGTGATCGACCATAAAGACGTCAATCGGACGAAGGGATACAACTCCGACAGCAACTTGCAACTCGTTCATAAGGACTGTAATGCGGAGAAGGCGGCCAAAAGCATCCCGCAGCAAGCGAAGCATTACGGGGAGACAATGATGGAGTTGATATGAACCGCACCCTGAAATTTTTTGCGCGCCCGAATCCGGTCTGGGGATTCATCTTACTGATGCTGATTGTTCTGGCGGCGTGGCTGATAGCGGGACTAATCATAGAGAATCCCATAGTTGCCCGGGTCGCCGTTGCCGCGTTCTTGATTTTCCCAGTGGCATTTGTGGTGAGGGGTCTCGCCCTAACGTGGTACGAAGTCGAAGAGAAGGTGCGCGGATTTTTTGAAGCCATCAATGCAGAATCAACGAAGAGGGACTGCGACTAATGAAGTTTCTGGACTGGAAATCTTGCTATAAAGAATCTGGCAAAAATCTCTGGGTCCCGTTAGCGTACACCCACCCAGCGAAGATGTCTGTCGGATTATGCCGCAAAATCTTCGCGTTTATGGAAGAGAAGGGGATGCTGAAGAAGGGGAATGTGGTCTGCGATCCCTTTGCGGGAATCTTCACGACGGGACTAATCGGAGCAATGAAGGGGTATCGGGTTGTGGGAGTTGAACTCGAAGAGAAGTTCTGCAAGTTGTCCAAGCAGAACATCGAGAAGAACCATAAGATTCTTGAGAGGCTTGGTGTGCCCATTCCTGAAATTTATCAAGCAGATAGTAGAAAACTTTCAGAGGTGATCGCATTTCGCCAAGCCGTTGATCTCTTCGGCCTTCTGCTACATCCGCTCGGCGATGTCGTAGTCCAGTTTCGCCCAGACGAATTTCATCCGACGCGCCAACTTGTTCTTGAAGATCATCAGACCCAGTTCCTTGCCCGATGCGTACAAAAAGTGGAAGGAATTGTGACAAGTCCACCATTTTCAATGGCGAATTGCCAACCGGTTAGTTCGACGGTATTAGGATCGGGACAAGGAGTGCGGAGTAAATATAAGGAAATTGGTAAACGACCCGATGATAATTTGGGTGGAACCAAAGGACAGATTGCAATTTTGAAGGAAGGGTCCATCTCCGCCGTTCTGACAAGCCCGCCGTACGCAGATACTCCGACAAGCGCACAAAATGTTGGGAACACAATCAAGAAGAATTGGGGCAAGGGCAGAAGGCTTGTTGATGACAAAGAACCAAACTATGGAATGGAAGTTGGTCAAATCGGTTCTCTCAAAGACAAAGGCATCGACGCCGTTATCACCTCGCCGCCCTATGCTGAGATACGACAGGATGGAGGTTCTACGAGACCCGGGTACACCGGCATGACGCCTTACAGCGGTGAACCCCGAAATGCTTGGCGAACGACTCGCAATCAAGAGAACATTGGCAATGTGCCCGAGGGCGATGTTGATAGTGTGATAGGAGGAACAACATGCGATACTGTGAAGATTGTGGGAAATCAGTTGGTCCCCAAAGTAGATGGTGCAAGAAATGTTATCGATACCACATCGGGAGGCCGGGAGTCCCCAAGACAGAAGAACATAAGCGGAAGATCGGACTTGGACATCTCAACATCGCAGATCCGTTGCACTACGCCGACAAAAACAAGAATTGGAAAGGTGGAGATGAGAGGTGGAGGGGATTCGCGTGGAGAATCCAAAGACGTAAAGCACTCGCCCACGACAACTATCAATGCCGAAAATGTGGAGCACGAGAGTATCTCGTTGTCCATCACAAGAAAGACAAAACCCAAACAGGAGGGGAGTGGGACAACTCGATTGAAAACCTTGAAACACTCTGTCGAACCTGTCACAACCAGCATCACAGCAAGGACGAAAGAATCTACAGAATTAAATGCAAAGTTTGTGGCAACTATTACACTAGTAGAAGCGCGGTTCCAGGAGCCTGCTCCCGTAAGTGCAGGACAAAACTCAACACAGCCAAGCACAGAAAATGGGTTCAAAAGAAACGAGCCGCCGACATATTGGTCGGAGATGGCCAAAATATATCTTGAATGCTGGAAGATTTTGAAACCTAACGGGTATATGGCAATCACAGTTAAGGACTTTGTACGCGCAAAAAAGCGCGTACCCCTATGCGACAATACCGTGAAGTTGCTTGAGCATCTTGGATTCAAAGTCGAATACCGTGCCCGTGCTTGGTTGACTGAGGATTTAGGAACCCCCGATGCCTTCACGGGAAGGACCAAGAGCAAACAAAGGAAGTCATTTTTCAGAAGGCTGGCAGAAAGTAAAGGCAGTCCGAGGATAGATTGGGAGGAGGTTCTGATATGCCAGAAGATTTAATTTCGCTCTACGAATCAGGGAAAAGTGTGCGAAACATCTCAGAACTCAAATGAGTACGGGTACAAGTCACCTATTGGCAAAGGCAACCGTCGTGACCAATACTGGTGGAATGTTTCACCAGAAGGATTACGGTGGTTGTTGCCGCAGGTTCTTCCGTACCTGCTAGTAAAGAAAAAACACGCGGAGATTGTTCTCGAACTTCTGAGCAAAAACAGCAGAAGCAAGAGACTTCCGAATGAAAGAAAGATGGAGCTGCGAGATGAAATCCGACGACTTAATATCAAAGGACGTAAACAATCTGAGGAAGAAGTGATCTTCGTACAGAAGGCAACAGATTAGATGTCCCTCGCTCAGATCATATTACTGGGTCTCAATTCGCGCAAGACTCCGCCAGTCAGGATAAAACAATGCGACGGCTGCGGCAGATGGCGACCAATAAGTTGGTTCTATGACCGCGACAAGAAGAAGGCGAAGGTTCGGTGCAAGAAATGCTTATCGGGAATCCAAAAGAAGAAGAACTGATGACCGAAACCACGATAAAGGTATTTGAGTATCTCATCGACAGGGAAGGGTTTGTGCCAGCGATTGACTTGGCGAAAGCACTTGGGTACAAGAACGAGCGCCCATTGCGCGCCATAGGAACGACCATAGGTGTATTAGACAGGGCGAGCCGTGAGATATTTGAAGACAGGGGTTGGGTACTCATCACAAGGATGCGTGAGCCCTCGGGCGTGAAACTTAGTAAAGACCCCGAAGAAATCGCTGCCGCAAAGGAACAGTGGGTAAAATGGTTCTGGCCGATAAAGAAGAACAAGATTGATTTCTACGAAAGATGCGAACGCACGTTAAGAAGCAAGCAGATGGAGTTGGCCGTATGAGCGTCATTTTGCCGATTGTTAGGCGTTCGATGCTCTATTGATTTCGCGGCAACGGCCAAAGTGTCGGGTAGTAGACTCCTATACATTAGGAGGGCACAAATTATGGCATACAAAGGAAGTTCGCTCGGTCGACGTTCGCAAGGACGGACACATAATCCAACCTCGATAGAAAAACAAGGTGCACCGTTGCGTAGGATTGTTGAGGTGATGGAATCATCTAAGAATATCTTCCAACCCTCATACGTCAGATTGGATTGCGGACATACAGCATATACTTACTCACGGTTCAACGTGAGGGCGCGGTGCGCCGAATGCAAAGTGGCCGTTGCCGCTACAAAAAGCACTGACGCCTAACGTTCGCGGCAAAACGCAGCGAGCGAACCAACTGACAGAAAGCTAAAAACAATGAGCGAGTTGAGCGACAAAACCGAATTAAACCAGTGGAGCGGAGTTTTGCCGATTGTTATGTGCCGTGCCCGCAGAAGGATTTATGATTGAACCATATTACTCTGAGGATGGGATCACGTTGTATTGTGCAAGAGCGGAGGATGTTTTGCCGCAACTATCTGAGAAAAGCGTGGACTTTGGATTTGCAGACCCACCCTATGGAATTGAGAAAGCAGAGTGGGATTGTCGGTATCCGGAATGGTGGTTTGAGCGGGAGCTATTGCGCGTATGTACGCGGGGTGTGGCGGTGACTCCGGGGCAGGATAACATTGCGACTTGCATTATGAGAATGGGGAATGATTACAGAGGAATTCATTTTGCGAGGAATTTGAACGGAATGACGTTTGGCGGGATAGGTTTCGAGAACTTTATTGCTGCGGTAATAGGAGGAGAAGCACGGCGCGGGATGAGTTACTTTGATTTTGTGGTGCGGGGAGAGAAGCCCAAACATCCTTCGCCAAAACCGACCGAGTATATGGCGAAATTGCTTGAGAGATTCACGGAAGAGAAAGAAATTGTGATAGATTGCTTTGTGGGCAGCGGTACTACTCTTGTTGCGGCAAAACGTCTTGGGCGTAAGGCGGTTGGGATTGAGATGAGCGAGGCATACTGCAAAATAGCAGTACAAAGGTTGAGTCAAAAAGAACTCTTCGGAATTGAGAACGGGCATGGCATATAACTACGGTAACTACGCACTTTTTGTTCGTAGTACTGTCCTATGGACGAAATGAGACAAAAAAAGGAGTAACAGGATGACCGCCGAAGAAGAAAAACCTGACGGACAAATCATGGAAGATGTAACCGGTGCGTTTGCTTCTCACCGCAAGGTAGCAGGCACTCAAGAATTCAAAATGCAACTTGACCAGATCGGTATTGAGTCGGGTTTATATCCAGATCAAGCGATGAAACAAACCTCGGCAATACTGGAACTTCTTCAACGAGGCAATGTAGGGAGCCAATCCGCTAAAGATGCGGCGAGCGAAGAACTCAAGAACGCGAAAACCGAACTTGCCAAGTGGCAAACAATGTGCGAAGGATTTGTCGGGGTATCGGTAGTGGCAGACATTTTTGTGAACGAGCCACATACACCGCATGTTTTTGGACTCTACGTGAAGAATCTCATTGAGCAAATTCGCGAACTTAAGCGAGCCACCAAGAAATAAAGCATTGTGGCTAATATATCGGGCAAGCACGCAGTAACCGTTGAATTGTGGAAGTCGCTGCTATAAACCACACCGTTGAAGGCAGCAACCAACGGTCTTAGGATTCACGTTATTAGCGTGCTTGCCATTGTTATCTGTTCGGCACTCAATAATGACGCGGTTGCGCCGAAAGGAATTTATGGGACTCAACATCGTTGTCACAATACCGAAGGAGCGGGTGAAGCAAGTTGAAGCAGAGGAAACTGAAGTAGCGAAACGGATCAAGACGGGAGAGAAGGACATCGTCTATTGGTGGAGTATTCCGAGTGAGCCAGTCAAAAGAGTCGAGCGAATCTACTTCGTCTGGAATGGGGCGATCCGAGCCTGGCATGAAATTATAGAAATCATTCACGAGACCAGTGTACGGGTCTATATGAAGCCAGAGATACACATGCTCAAAGAACCAATACCGATGAAAGGATTTCGGGGTTGGCAATACTTCTGATTCACAACGCGGCGCAACCGCTAAAGAGAAGTGCTGACAGATAACGTTCAAGTAAGTCCGACGTTTGGGCGTACCAATATCTAAGACTGAATCGACCAAATGTGCAACATCACACCAAAAAGAATGGAGCGAACTCTATGGAAAATCAAAATAACCTGAGCGACGTAAACATTGTTAGGTGTTCGTTGCGGCTACAGACGGAATACCAGTACATAAAGTTTGAAGAGCTACCCAATCTTGCAACTCCTAAAACGAAACATTGGTGCTGCATAAACAAACGAGTCGACTCGGTAGTTGGTTGGGTTTGTTGGGACAATGGTTGGCGGCAATATGTATTCACCCCAAAATTTAAATGTATCTTCAGCACGGGATGTCTCAAAGATGTCATACACTTTATCGAACAGGTGATGAGCGAACATCGGCAGAAAGCAATGAGCCGCAATGACACCTAACGTCTGGCAAAACACCGACGTTGCTAAAAAAAGTAGCGGGGCTGAATGAACCATACACAACATGAACTTGCGACACAATTTTGGATGCGATATTTTTGGAATTCTACCGATAGTCCAGAGAAAAGCGATTTCTTCAACCTTTGTGAGTCACTGTGCGAGGCAACCAATCGCAATGTAGGGAGCGAAGCGACCGACGGTGTTTTGCCTGTTATGTGCAGTTTTTTGAAACAGCATGAAGACAAAATTAACTCAAAAACAGAAAGATGACTTTGCTGACATTATTGCCAGCTATTCGATAATCAGTGTAAAAATGAACGGCAAGGAGATTTGGGACTGTACTGGGAAAGAAACTAAAGATTCCATCAAGTTAGGGATTACTGCCGAACACAAAAGAATATATGTGAGGGGAATCGTTAGCGAGATACTGGACTATGTTTCAAAAAATTGCACATAACTACGGTAACTACGCACTTTTTGTTTGTAGTACTGTCCTATGGACGAAATGAATCAAAAGTGAAAGGAGCCTGAGAATTGGCAGAATCTTTTCGGGAAATGCCAAAAGCCCAAGCAGTTCGGTCCTGGACTCCGAGTGTCCGCAAAGAAGCCTTTGAGTGGTGTGTGAAGGCAAACGGGAAGGCTTGCGTCTCGGTGAAGCACGACGAAGGCCGTGCATTCCGTCAATGGGACATTCACCACAAGGATGGGGACAGGACTCACAACCCGCCCGACGGGTCAAATTGGGCACTGATGTGTCACCCCTGCAATGTGAGAGAGTCGCCGCACGGCCCGCCCATGCACGATAGATTCAGCACTCACCTGCACTTCAAGGAGTCACGTACATACCAACGCACACGCGAGCGGCTAGCAGTGAAAACTCTTGCAATGCAGAGGAATGTGACTGCTGAGCCGATCGTACGCGAATTCGCCAGAGAGAAGATCAAAGAGAAGGGCGAGGTCGGGCTGGAGGATCTGATTGACGCGGCGGCGGAAGAGGTTTTAAGGCGGACCAAAAGTAGGTGCAGTATAACGCAAGAACGCGTCCGGTTGTATTTGGACAAGATGTTGAATCCTTTGACGGGAGAGTATGAGATTTTTGAGGATGAGGATGGAGTGGAATGGATAAGGAGACGGCAAGATGATTCGACGCATTGACAATAGTCAGAGAGAAAAGAAAAGAGTGAAGAAAGGCGAACTGAACGGAGAAATCGAACGATTGAAAACCACCATCAGCCAGTTGCAGAAAGGAATAATCGACGATCCGGCAGAATCCGAGCGCCGCAAGCATTGCGTGGACTGCGGGCACAAGAAAAACGACAAGCGAAGCGCGCAGGTCGCGGAAGAAAAAGCAAAACCAAGGCGGGAATCCGAGATGAGCCAAACCAGGCGCAGCTACGAGAAGATGATGGTTGGATACAACAGGTAGGGGGGACACAATGAAATTCAGAATGAGTCTTGGTCAGATCAAGTTCTACATTGAGCGCTTGCAGAATTACGGCACGAAGTTTCATTTCCTAGTGACCATTCTCATCGCAATCAATGTTGGGGTGGCAGCATGGTATTGGTGGTTACTTCTCATCCCAATCGGAATCGTAACGGTGATCCTAGACCGCAAGTATGTGGCCGCCGACGATCTGAGGGAGTACATGAGGATCAACCCCGCCTGGATAGAGATGACGGAACGGTTAGAGCGCATTGAGAAGGTGTTGAAGGAAAAGAATGAACAGAGCAAACGATAATTGGGTCGCATCCATAGTTATTGCCGGAGTGTGTGTCTTAGCCGTTTTCCTGAGCGGTCTGGTTTTTAATGGACACCCAAGAAATGCTTGGGAGGATCTCTTAACACTTGCGGCACTGGGAATTTTGTTACTCGGCATCAACGTGTTATTGCTGCTTGCGGTTACGGGATTCTGGCAGTTTGGACTCTTTGTTGTAGAGAAATTGGCAATGCGCGGAAAAAAGACCCGCCACCTACCCCATACGTGCCTATGCTGGTTCTGGAACTGGCGAAGGGGATGGGAAGAGGTAGACAATCCTGATGGATTGTATCCGCTCGAAAGATGTCGCCGCTGCGGGATTCACAGAGAGAGGAAAAGGTACTAAAAGCTTGGATCGCATCTGCATTGACTGCGCGTGTGGGTACTCATTCTGTTTGAGTCGCGCGGTATTGGAACATAGCACAGGTGGATTTTTCGAGTGCCCTGGAAAGGAGATAAAGCATTGTACGCGGCGATTTCGCCCCGCTGATATGCTGGCCCTAATGAACCGAGGCGAAAGAGAGTATAAGGTGGAAGAGAAACAAGAAAATCTAGAGTTGAACAGTGGATCACCTTGATTTGTTCTCAGGAATCGGTGGTTTCGCTCTCGCGGCGAAATGGGTTTGGAAGGATGAATACGTAAATGTCGGACACTCGGAAATTGACAAATACTGCTGCCAAGTCTATCACAAGCGATTCCCCGAAAGCAAATGCTTCGGAGACATCACGAAGGTTGACTGGTCGAAAGTCAAAGCGAAACTCGTTACAGGGGGATTTCCTTGCCAGCCATTCAGTGTTGCCGGGAAGCGAAGAGGCAAGGCGGATGACCGCTACCTCTGGCCGCCAATGTTTGATGCGATACGAGCAATTCATCCGAGGTTCGTGGTCGTTGAGAATGTGCCGGGTCTTGATGACAAAACCTATCTGGCACTCGATGGCTGTATCTCTGATTTGGAAAGCGCGGGCTACGAAGTCGCGCCGCCGTTTTGGATTCCAGCTTGTGCCATTGGTGCGCCGCATAAAAGGGAGAGAATTTGGATTCTTGCTCACCACGCCAACATCAATGGATGGTATGCAAAGCAAGAAAAAACGAGATCGGCTTTTCATAACAAAAAACCAAACGGTGAGATACCGGGGCAAGGGCGGCAAAACAAGCAATGCGGGATTACGCAGTCAACTGGAACATTATCTTGCATTATTGCCAACACCAGAATCACGGGACTATCGGAGTCCAGACTGCAATCCAAAAACGAGAAGGCAACGTGTAAAGTCAGAACTCAACACGACCATAGGGTTAATTCCCACGCCGCGCCTAAAAATGGTGAACGGGCCAAGTCAATCAGAGATAGACGCAGGGGACCCGAAGCGGAGAATCGAGGTCACAATTGGAATGAACCCTGGCTTGAAGTTGCAACCCGCCTTTGTGGAACACCTAATGGGCTATCCGCTTGGCTGGACCGAAATAACGGAGGATTGAATGGGTCAACCGCAAAAAAGGTTACCCGACAAAATCTGCCCTATTTGTGGCACTATATTCAACAGGAAGCGATTCGGCAAGACCCTGGAGGATGCGAATCGATACCAGACACGCAAAACCTGTTCGCAGTCTTGTGGCAACACTTTACTCGAACCACTGGACAGAAGCACCTATTACTTGAGAGCGCGGAAGCATCTGAAGCCCGCCTGCGAAACGTGTGGATCGAAAATCAAGTTGGACGTTCACCACAAAGACGGGAATATCAAGAACGAGCAACCGGAGAATTTGCAGACGCTTTGCCACTGCTGTCACATGAAGTTGCATTGGCGACAGAGAAAATGGTGAAGCGGTATTCTGCCCATCGGGTGGACAGACTTAGAGCATTAGGCAACGCAATTATGTGGCAACTGGCCGCCGCGATGATGCAGGCCATGAAGGAAGTTGACGATAAGGAGATAGGAACATGAAACTCCGATGGTTTTTGATTTTGGGTGGAGTTGTGCTGGCAGTTGCGATTGTACGGTATTTGCATCCCAGAAGGCGCCGCCCCGATGTGACAAAGATATTTGACGGCATAATGGATTTCGTCGATGAGAGGGAGTGAATGCTGAAGAAGTCACAAGGGAACATGTATCCTTGGACAAGCCACACGCACAGTCATCTTGGTGGTGAATGTCCACACAAATGCGTCTACTGTTACATGAACCATCCTCGCTTCGGCAGGGCAGCGCGATACACAGGCAGGGTGCGGCTAATAGAGTCGGAATTGAGCGTAAACTATGGTACGGGCAAAGTAATCTTCATCGAACACACCGGCGACATAATGGCGCGAGATGTGCCAAGCGAATTCGTGGACAAGATACTCACGCATTGTAGAGCGTATCCCGAAAATGAATACGTATTCCAGTCGAAAAATCCAAGAAGATTCCTTGAGTTTCGCGGTAAATTCCCGCCGAAGATCATGCTTGGCACAACGATTGAGACAAACCGCACCATCGAGGGTATCTCGGAGGCCCCTACACCAGAGCAAAGATACTGGGGCATGCTTTCTTTGAGAATACTTGCCGCAAATTGTCCAACATTTCTTACGATTGAACCAGTCCTTGACTTTGATGTTCGGATACTCGGTGCTTGGATTATCAACTTAGATCCGCACTTTGTAAATATCGGTGCAGACTCAAAGAACCACAAACTCGTCGAGCCGAGAAGAGAAAAGGTTGTGGCCCTAATGGACTATCTCAAGAAGAGCGGGATTGAACTTCGAGAGAAACACAACTTGAATCGGTTGATCAAATGAGGAAAGATCGACAATGCTCGTAAACATCACAATCCCCGAGCTCATTGCCGTGGGGATTATCCATTCTCGCAGTTGGACATAGGCAATGAAGATCCTCAAATTGGTTGGCAAGATAGTGCTACTAATCGTTTGCTCAGTACTCTTTCTAGCGATTTGGGGGTTCATCTGGTTTGGATTGTTATTGATAGCGAAATGACGATGTGGAGACTAAATGAAAAGGGACTTATATACCTGACTCCACTAAATGAACATTGAGCGAATATGGGAAATGCCGAATCGCTACACCTTCAAAATGCGGGCAGTAGACCGTCTTTTGAGGCAGGAAATGTCTGGCACTTGGATTGATCCTTTCTCTGGCCTGTTTAGCCCTGCGCAGATTCGCAACGACGCAGATGAGGCATTACCGGCGGATTCGCATGTTGATGGCTTGGAGTTTCTGCGGACATTACCAGCGAAGAATTTTGACGGAGTGCTGTTTGACCCGCCCTATTCATGCGAACAAGCTCTCAGGAAATACAAGCCGCGACAGAATGGAACGGCTGGACGCGCTGAATACTGGGCCAAATGCAAGGACGAGATTGCTCGCATTGTCAGGCCAGGCGGGAAGGCCATCTGTTTCGGGTGGGACTCTACGGGTATCGGTAAGAAGCGTGGTTTTAGACTCGAACGTATTTTGTTGCTGTGCCACGGAGCGTGTCACAACGACACGATTATCACGGTGGAGTTAAGTATATAAATCCGAATGAAAAGGGATAGTGGGGAGACTCGTTACTGTGAAGCATGCGGCAAAGAATTGACGAAGGGCAAGCAGCGATTTTGTACTGTCTGCGGAAACGCGAAACTACATCTAAATCATGAAGCCGAGTCCCGCATCAGGGGTCATATCAGGATAAAAGGCACGAAGAGGGGCAACTGTCCTGTTTGTGCAACCAGCCCCGGTAGATACAGATTAACCGGAAGAGTTACGTATTGCGGTTTTTGTGCGAAGCCACTTCGAGTTCATAGCGGGCGAGGTCTTAGGTCAAGAATGTAAATAAGAATTGGGGATGCGAAAATACTTCATGATGTCGAGTGTTTTGTGATGCTGGAATAATTGAGTCGGTTCTAAAGCGCTGCGAGCTGTAGTCTGACTCGGAATGAAGATCACTGATCTAACTGATGACGAATTGCTAGAGTTCATTGCTCAAGGCGGTGGCATCTCCGATTTTCTCGCCGCCGTAAAGGAATTAGTCAAAAGGTTCAAGGAGTTGAAGTATGGACGAAAGCAGAAAGACGCATTGGGCTCTAAGCATTAAGCAACCGTGGGCTTGGGCGATCATTTGCGCGGGAAAGAACATTGAGAACCGAGATTGGTGGGCGGACTATCGGGGTGAGTTGTACATTCACGCATCCAAGAGATTTGACCAGTGGGGACTTCGGAAATTATTGAAGGGTGGACTCATCCCAGCGATTTGGGCACCAGGGGATCTTTACCGGGGTGGGATAATCGGGAAGGTAAAACTGGTGGACGTAGTAACCCACTCAAAGAGCAAATGGTTTGAAGGTCCTTATGGATTCGTGCTGGAGGATCCCGAGCCGATTGATTTCTTCCCCTTGAGAGGTCGGCTGAACATTTTCCAATTTTCGTTCGAGAAGAAGGAGGCACCCTGATGATTTACGTCGTACTGTGTGGAATCAGTATGTTCATCTGCATCGTAGTGGCTATTATAGGCAACGATCCCGTCGTATCAAGGCTTGATTTGATTATAGCGATGTTGTGGATGTTCGCTGGGCTGCAAGGTGTCAAGGATCTCAAAGAAAAGGAGGAAACCCGCAAACAGGAAGAAAAGCGAAAGTCCCCGAAAATGCACGGTCTAAGAGACGAGCGTAACAAGGAAGACAGCGAATGGCCTATAACATAGAATCTGGCATAAAACCGCCCAAGGAACACAGAAGGCAGAAGTATCCGTTCGGCCTGATGAACGTAGGTGACTCGTTCCCATTCCCAATCGAGGACTACATGCGCATAGCCTCAGCGATGGTGATGTATGGCAATCGGCAGGGCAAGAAGTTCCGGTTGAGTAAGATGGAACTCCGTTGTTGGAGAGTTAAGTAATGTTAAGTTGCATCAGAATTTGAAAAATCTCAAGGGCGAGTATTGATGATGGCCGTGTGAATACGTTAATTGTGTGTTAGGAGAAACCGTGGGGATTCTCCTACACCTCCTTGGCCCCGATTCGAGCGCTCGGTTGACCTGCAAAGGTTGCGGATCGGGGTTTTTGTTTTGTTGCGGCGCACAGTCGCCGAAGAAAGTAGTGATGAAACAGAAAAAGCCAACAAAGGCTCACAGAGCCAGACCCAGAGGCAGACCGAAAGAGAATGTTGCCGACAAAGTAGACTTTGAGCGACTTGAGCGCCTGATGGCGATGGGGCTCACCGATGAGCAACTGGCGGGTGTTCTCCAAGTTGATCGAAGTACGGTGTCTCGATGGAAATATGACCCCGAATTTTTGAGACACCTAAAAAAAGGCAAGAGCCTTGCAAATGCGAAAGTTGAACGGAGTTTGTATGCGAGAGCCGTCGGTCTGAACGCGGAAGAAATAACACTGATACGCAGACGAAACAAGCTCATCGTAAAGAAGATCGTCACGAAGTACTGGCCGCCCGATGTTGCAGCCTGCATGTCATGGCTCACAAACCGCGACAAAGATAATTGGAAACACAGATACGCACTTGAAGGCACACCCGAACATCCTATTCCTTTTAGGCTCGTTGCTGATCATGACTGCGACCGCGACTGATCGGATTCCCGACTGGAAACTTGGTTGGAATCCGAAACAGTGGGAGTTATGGAAGCTGATTGACGAATCGCCCGCCACACTGATCGGTGAAGGTGGAAGCAGGGGTGGCTCGAAGTCCCACTCACTCAGGACAATGTGTCTGATGCGGCGCGTGAAGTATGACCGCACAGACGGGTTGATCTTCAGGCGCAAACTGAAGGATCTCACGGACAACCACATCATTCCATTGCTCAGGCAGTTCCCCAAACTCAGAAGATACTACAAGCAGCAAGACCGCAAGATTTACCTACCGAACGGGTCAATGATCACATTCGGTTACGGCGAGCATTACAGAGACATTCTGGACTACCGGGGTAAGGAGTACGCGGACGAGTTCATTGACGAGGCCACCCATTTGACGGGCGAGGAGATTGAGGAGTTGAGGGGTGCCAACCGCTGCACGACAAATAACGAGATCCTATGCAAGATGATTTTGGCGATGAATCCCGGCGGACCGGGCCACGGATACATCAAGCGGATACTCGTTGATCGCAACTACCTGCCGAATGAAAACCCGAAGGACTTCGCATTCCTGCAGACGTACGGATGGGACAACGTGCGCCACGTTTTGCCTGCATTGCGGAAAGCCGGATACACGGCAAAGGACTATTATTCTTGGCCGGAGAAGCAGAGGTTCATCTGGTACGTCACAAGGAGCCAATACGGGCGGAAACAGTATCAGTTACCGGAGGATAAGCGGAAGGCAGATCTGTTCGGCGATTGGAACATATTCGCTGGGCAGTTCTTCTCGATATTCAGGCATCACATTCACGTCCAGAAATCATTCCAACCGCCGGATGAGTGGAGAATGTTGGGCGCATTGGACTGGGGTCAGCGAGCCGTATTGGAGGTAGCGGCACGGGCACCGCAGGGAATGATTGTGAATTTCGGCGAGGTGTACACCGAGCACGAAGCGGCAACACCGAGAGCAATCGCAATAGCGGACTTTCTGCTTGAGAAGAAGTTGTACCGTCTTGACATTCGGTACGACACAAACATGGACATCGACCTGAGCGAAGTCGGCTACGACAAAGTCCCAATCAAGACCGTAAAGCAAGTGCTCAAAGAGAAGATGGGTGACAAGGCTCCCATCCTAACGGTAGTTTCAAAGAAAACTGTTGACAATCGGCATTATCGGGAATTGTGCAACGACGTATTCAAGGAGTATCTGAACTGGCGGCTTGACACCCAGGGGGAGATAAGAGTGAAGCCGAAGTGGGTGGTCACTGAAGACTGCCCCATGTTGATACAGACATTGCCGGGGTTGCAGCATCCCAAAGTCAATCCAACCGGGCGCGATTTTGACCAGAAGATTGGAATTGCAGACCCATTTGATGCGGCGAAGATGGCATTGATGTCGTTGTTACCGCCGAGGGAGATTCCGAAGGAGAGGCCGAAGGAATGGTTTGAGGAGGTCTATCAGCATGTAGGGGCAGAAACCCCGGGCAGGGCCCCGTGGTGGGATCCTTGGAATGTATAATCAGGGGCAATATGGTCGAGACTGAACAAGAAAGGTGGATAAGGGAGTACGGCCCGAACGCCCCGTGGAAATCGAAAGAGGACAGTGGGCTTTACGAAGACCTCAGCGATCTCAACGCGGAGTCAGACGAATTTGGCATCATAAGCCAATTCCCAATGCATAGGCGGTATCATGGGAAATCGAGGTACGCGGATGTATCGGTAAGGTTGGAAGGTTCGCAGAAATGCCAGGTATTCGGGCACGCGCTGATGGGATTGGAGCCGACTAGCAAATGCAGAGAATGTAATAGGACGAGGGAAGACCTAGAGGCAACGGGCGTGATTTGGGATGGAATTAGACCGATATGAGAGAGATTCCGCTTTCACGGGATATGGTCGCATTGGTTGACGACGAGGACTACGCGGATTTGTCGCAATTCAAATGGCATGCCAACAAGGATGGTAATAGGTTTTATGTCCAACGCACTATGCGTCGCGGTGGTAAATGGTGGGCAGAACCCATGCACCGTCGTATCCTGAATGCCAAGCGGGGCGAAAAAGTCGATCACGTCAATCATAACGGTCTGGATTGCCAAAGAGAGAACATTAGAATCTGCACGGATAGTCAGAATCAGGGGAACCGAAAGAAAAACATCAACGGTTCAAGTCGTTTTAAGGGTGTTAATTGGCACAAACGGTACAAGGTATGGCAAGCGAGGATTCAAGGACGGTATCTTGGCTGCTTTACGGATGAGGAACTTGCCGCCCGCGCTTACGATGCAGCGGCTAAAAAGCTGTTCGGTGAATTTGCGTTGGTGAATTTTCAATGATCAAAATTCCCAACCTAGAAGACCCAGGAGAGAAGAAAGTATTTGATGAACTCATCGAAAGGTGGGTCAACGACGATGATGCCGTTCATTCAAAGTACGTCGCCGAATGGGACAACATTGATGATCGTCTGCGGAGCGACATTGTGGTATCGGGATTCACGCAGAAGTACACAGATAACCTTGCCGACCGCAACAGCCCGAAGACGGCAGATGAAGCAAAGAGGGAAAAATGGTTCGTCCCGCTGAACCGAGCGGCGCCTAATCACGAGGCAGTCCTAGGAGATTTCTTGAGCCTACGGCGGAAGTTACTGATTCAAGGCCGCACACCGAAAGACAGGAAGTTGGCTAGGATCTTCAAAGCCCGGATCGAATACATCGAAGACTCCGAAATGTTGCCAGAGATGGTGTATTTCCCGCTGATGGACAATGCGTTCGCCAAGGGTTTGCACTGGATCAAGTGCCGATACAATCCACAGAAGCGGAACCTCAAGGGCAAGTTTGAGATCAGCACCGTCAACTGCCGAGATGTCCTAGTGGACTGCCGTACCCGGGGGCCGTTCTTTGAAACAAAGCGCCGGTTCATTCATCGCTTCCAGTTGCCGATTGACGAGGCCAAAGAAAAGTTCAAAGTCTTTCCGACATTCGTGCCAGAGAGTTTAGGTTCAGACACGGATTACGACAAGGCGTATGCGCGGACGGAGTACTCCTCAGATGAGATGGCGACATTCTACGAGGTGCATTTCCAGCAGACGCAGATACATTTCTACGGATTGAATCCAGCGACTGGTGAGGCCGAGGAAATCTCTGAACAAGATTACGAGCAGCAACTTGCCAATCCAGTGACGGCGAAGATGGCATTCGAGGGGGATGAGGAAACCAAGTATTACGCGGCAGTCTACAATCGGCACACGGGAACATTCGCCGTTCAAGACAACCCGTTTGGGATGGATGTCCTGATTCCGTTGGTGAACATCGAGCGCGACGGGCGGCTCTATCCCATAGGGGACGTGGCCCTATATGCGAACCTTCTGGACCTCTTAGACGTATTGGTGACGATTCTCGTCGATAATATGAAGCGGCAAAACAAGCCGATTGGTTTTGGAGACGAGAGGGATTTAGCCGAGTATCAGGCGCAGATTGAGACGGCACTCGAGAAAGGTGGGTACGCCCCGGGTTTGAAGGGTGTAACTTGGCCGCAAGGAATGAATGTGGCATTGATGCAACTCATTCCCTGGGTACTAGGATGGATTCAAGACACGACGAGCAAGCACGCGGTTTCGATGGGAGAATTGCCGTCGAAGCAGATCGCGAAAGAAACGGTTGAGACCCTAATCGCGAAGGACCGCCAAGCGCACGGTCGGAAAGATGTAACGATTGCCTACACCTTGACAATGCTGGCGAAGTTAATGGTGAAGATGATCTCGATATTCGAGACGGAGCCCGATTGGTTCCCGCTCTTGGATGCGAAGCCGGGAACCCCTGAATACATTCCTGTCAATCAGCGGTGGACGGAGATTGAATACCTAGCCAAGTTACAAGAGATGTATGAAATCCCGACGGCACAAACGGAGGAGGAGAGTATCGCTTTCGCTCAGAAGATGAGGGAAATCAGGAAGCGGTTTGAGGACGAGAACGACATCGACACCGGGATGACAGAGGGTTATGTGATCCAATCGTTGCCGCAGGGTGCCCAGGAGTTCACAGCCGAACAACTGCAGCAGTTTATCGCAAACAGCGGCTTGACCGAGGAAGAAGTATTCTTGAGGTATCAGCCAGTTGAGGCACCCATCAAAGTCTATCTCGTGAACCAGTTGTCGAAGGACGTGGACCTAGACCTGCGTTATTCGATTGACACCGATTGGCAGAACGACCCGAAGTTCAAGGCGAACCGAGCTTTCTTACTAAATTCAAAGCAGATGATGAGTCGGTTGGATACATTGCGGGAACTAGGACTTCCGAACCCCGAAGAATTGATTGAGAATGCCGACAATGAGAACCAAGCGATTCAGTTAGCGAAGCAGATAGTAAGTAACCCACAGTTGCAGGCAGCACTAAGGACTGTATTGCAGGCGCAGCAGCAACAGAAGGGTGCACCAGCTCAGAAACCACCCGAGGCACAGGAAAATAGATGAGCGAACTTATCAGAGGTGGCAATGGGAACGGTGGGGAATTGGCGATTGTGAAGAGCAAGACACCGATCCTGCCAATACGGGATTTTGAAGACATTCTCATTCAATTGCACACCAACCCGAGTTGTAAGAACTGTTACGGGCGGGGCTACCTGAGTGTGAGTGCGAACCTTCAAGGTGGAAAGACACTAAACCTCTGCGGATGCGCCTGGTTTGGAGAGACCGAGTTACTGAAGGTAATGCGCGCGATGAGCATAATCTCCGAGCAACTTGCCGGAATGAACGGTGCCATTATTGAGACATTGCAGAGGGTGGAGAAGGCAGTCCGAGCTAGCGAGGAGCGGATAGCGGTTATGGAAGAGCATTTGAGGCCGAAGCCAAGACTGGCTGAAAAACTCGAATCTTGGTGGAAGAAGATGAAACCAAAGGAGGCGGCAAGTGAGACCAAAACTAGTTGACGTCGGTGAAATACCAAGTGGTCCATCGAAAGAAGCGGTAGTTCAACAGAAATGGTATCAGAGCGTCACGGTTGACGCAGACGACTTCCCAATACTCGCGGACAAAGAAGTAGGCGACGAGTTGGCGATCATAGCAATTATTCGGAAAATAGGGGAGAGCGAAGACGAGCAGGACGGGAAAGCAATCCGACGGTTGCGGCTTCAGATTCGCAAGGTGGGCGAAGTCGCGAAGGAAGAGCGGGACATTCTCAAGGACATGGGCTATCGAGCCAGGGGGTAAGGAAAACCATGGGAAGAAACTTTCTACTGCCGGACGAGTCAGAATCGGTCTTGCGAGAACTCGGATATGAGCAAGACAAAGAAACGATGAAGTGGAGGCATCCGCAGCTTCCGTTTGAAGTCTATAACAAGAACGGGACACTAGAACTTTGGGTGAACGCAGAATATGACCTTCTTGAGAACCTTTGGATTGCTTGCAACAGAGAGAACCTTGAAGGATTGACGAACGCGTTTCTTTATCTCAAGAGGAAGATCGAAGTGTACGCAGTGTGAGGTTGGACGAAAATCACCAACGAAGAAAAGGCTAAACGTATGCCAAAATGTGGAAAGAAGCACACGCCGATCACCAGCGAAAAGCAGAGGGGACTTTTTGGTGCGGAGCTAGCGCGCAGACGAGCGGGGAAGGAATCAAGGATCCCGAGCATCACGACAGCGGAATTGGAGTCGCACCTGCATGAATCCGCCGGAAAGGATCTACCGAAGAAGGCCGTGAAGAAAGTTCATCACAGCCCAGAGGTAACGCAGGTAGATTGCTCAAAACTGCGCCAGGACAAGCAGATCGACGTAATAGGCGGTGTGCCGAAGCCGGTGAAGTGGTGAAGGTTGTCAAATTCGTCGGTAAGGTTCTGATCGGTATTGCGTGGTGGTTCTTATGGATGGTACTCGCAAACCAGGGTATTTGAAGCGCGTCCTCATCAGGATTTGCGATTTGCTGCTTGAATTGGCAATGGAAAGTTCCAGACCATAATGCAATGCACAGAAGAAGACTACAAAAAAGCCAAATGACTCAAACCCAATATCGGTATTTCACACTTTGCTGGCCGCAAACGGCGGCAAAGAATCTGGCTCGGTGGAGGAGATTCCGAAAGGCATTGACCGCCGCGATCGCCAAGGGAACCGACTGTCCAATAACCGACGCGTTGATAAATATGTAACAAGGAGGTCTTATGGAATTGCGATTCATCTCTGACGCAGTTCGTATTCTAATGGATCAGCCACAGATTCACACAGTAACGGTGTTTTGCTCGCCGTTGTCGGACGTAAAGGAAAGAGTGAGGGTAACTCGCATCGGCAAACGCAATCTTGATTTTCGTGTGAAGATCGGCAAACCAAACTATGCGGAGCGAGAATTCTTGAAGTTGTGCAAAGAGGCGAAGACGGCACCGAAAAAGTTCTGGCTGAAGCCGTATCCGAAGAAGCGAAAGTAATGACCTCTCTCAAACTCGAACGATTGATTGAAAAGTTGCGGGAAAAGCTGGAAGCGCAGGCAATTCCAGATGACATAACCGGTCAGATAATTATCAATCTTCAATCCGGGGGATTGTCGGGCAAGATAACGGTAAAGCAAGATATGTAACGGCACGGGCATCAAATGAAAGAAATCCCGCTATCAAAAGGGTTGTTTGCGATTGTGGACGATGAGGATTACGCGGGGTTGATGAAGGTTAAATGGTACGTTATGGCTGGGAAATGCTATGCTGGACGCCACATTAAACGGGCTGGCAAACAGACGACCGAATACATGCACCGACGCATCTTGCAGGCCCAACTGGGAGAAGAAATTGACCATGTAAATCACAATGGTCTTGACAATCGCAGAGGGAATATTAGAGTTTGTACACGATCTCAAAACCATGGGAACACAAAGAAATTTAGGGGATCAAGCAATTTCAAGGGTGTTCACTGGAATAAAGACAGGCACTCTTGGCACGCGCAGATTCGATACAAGGGAAAGCAAATCTTCCTCGGACGGTTTACGGACGGTGAAAGCGCCGCTCGCGCCTATGATGAGGCAGCGAGACAATACTTTGGTGAATTCGCAGAACTGAATTTCCGAAATTAAATATCAGGCTTACGTTCTGAAGCTCTAAGAGTTTATCACAACGAGCCGTGATTGGATGAAGGTACAGGCCTTCTCCGGTCACGGCTATTTTTTTACACCAGCGGAATCGCACAAGCGATTTAGGAGATAGGAAAATGGCAGACGATGTAAGGGACAAGGGCACAGACCCAGAGGATCTCAGAACAGACATTCTCGACGATGCAATAGCACTTCTTGGCACAGACGCAGGCCAGGGCGGACTAGCGAAGCCAGCCGACATCATCGCGCAGGAGGAAGCGGCGGTAAGGGCGGCAGCCAAAGCCGAAGCGGAACAACCGGCACAAGGGGCAGAGAAGAAAGACGAAGGGGAGCAGGCCGTCACCGTCCAAGGCATTGACATCGAGATCTTGAAGGCAAAACTCGAAAAGGGCGAAGAACTCACGGAAGAGGAGAAGAAAGCCCTGCAGGTCATCGAGACGGAGGTGGAAAAACCGGAGAAGCCAGCGAAGCCCACGAAGACGTACACAATCGCTGGAAAGACGGTGAGTTTCGAGGAGATGGAGAAGAAGTGGCGGGAGGAGACAGGACTTGGGGAGCTGGATGTCTCAGCAGATGCGCTTGAGAAGAGTGTGGACATCTACGTCAAAGCGCAGAACCGTGAGGCCGCCCAAGTCGCTCTTGCTGAGAGGCAAAAGCAGGTAGCAGTAGAGGTCAAGGAAGTCGAGGGGAGGAAACAGGAATTAACTCTTATCCAACAGCGGCTTGACCTTGAGCGCTCCCGCATTCAGATGGAGAAATCCCGCATTGGCAAGATGAAGCAAAGGCTCATTGAAAAGGCCAACGCACCAGTCACGAAACAAGATTTGGAACCGGCAGACCCAACGGAAAGGGTGGACCCGGACAAGCAATTCCAATACAGCGAAAAACTCCGCGCACAAGCGCAGTTGCAGGAGGTTGAGGAACAAGAAGCCGAGATGGTGCAGATGGAAAGAAACATCAATGCCCAACGGCTTTACACTGAGCTCACTCAGTTACAACTCGCGCACTCGCAATACCAGACCAAAGAGGATATTCGGGTGCTTGCGAAGAAACATAGTGAGGGTCAAGCACTTCCCGCCGAGGATGAGATAAAATTCCTAGCACTCACCACGATGGGGAATGAAGCAATCACACACGGATTGCGGCTTGACCAGGTCTACGCCTTACGTAAGGCGGAAGGCCGAACATTGCCAGAAGCGGCTGCACGGACACCGCAGAGGCCCGCGCTAGGGACTGAGAAGAAACCCGAAACATTGGCGGCGAAGATCGAAGAGTACAAGCGAAGACTCGCCAAGAATCCTAAGTTGGCCGGTGGCTCCGGCGGCGGACAACGCGGCACTGCCGAGAAGTCCTCCGCTAGAAAAATGATCGAAGGAGACAGGTTCCTTATGGACGAAGACCCAGGCGATTTCGGAAGGAAAGGATGGTTCGAGTCTCCCCGCCGATAACAAATTTGAAAGGCAGGATTTAGAACTATGGCAGCAACACTAGATAATCCAGAACTGCCAGTAAAGTATCGGGACACCCCGATTTCGTCTGTCTATGGGACGACGATCAACATTGATTTCAGTGCTGATCTCACTCTAGACCACGAGTCGGAGGTTCCACTTCTGACGCTTCTGGGAAAACTCAAAACCGCAAAGACGGCGACGCATCAATTCAAGTTTGCGGTGGGCCGATTTGCGCCGCGCACATCGATGACGACCGCTGAGGTAGCAGCTACCGCAGTAGGCACGTCGGCGACGGTACCGGTAGCCGATGGTACGGTGTTCAATGTGAGCGATGTCGTTGAGGTTCCAGATGTCAACGACGATGCAACGCACACAAGCCAACTCCTTATCACGGGGATTACAACCAACGATCTCACATGCCGACCGTACAAGCCCGCAACGTACGGTGTTTCGGCAATCGCAACCGGGGCAACAGTCCGCAAGATTTTCTCCGCGATGATAGAAGCTTCGAGCGGCAGGTGGTCTCATCAAACCGTGCCAACGGTCTACGACCAGTATATCCAGATTTTCGAGGATTACTTCGACGTGACCAACGTTCAGGCCGAGAATCGACAGTACACCCAGCCTGAGCGATCGCGGTTGCGTGAGGAATGCCGCAAGAAACACGCACTCGACCAAGAGTACGCGTTGTATCTCGCGAAGAAAGTCCAGGACACCTCGACGACCGGGAAGCCCCGGTATCAGATGGATGGACTCGACGCACAGACGATTTCCTGGGTGCTCACCTACGGTGACAACCTGCTGGAAACGAACCTGTTCGATTTCATCCGAAAGGTTCACAACCCAGCATACACAGGCGGGAACAAGCGACTTGTTGTATCAAGCTTGGAGTTGATCTCTCGAGTCAACAAGCTCATCACGGAGAGGATGCGCGCGACCCCGCGCGACACGACTTGGGGACCGGGCGTCACCGACATTCAATTCGGTGACAAAGTCTGGTCATTCGTTGAGGCTCCCGTGCTTTCAGCTGCAAGGACGGGTTACGGGTATGTTGTGCACCCGATGTTCTTGCGGAAGCGAGTATTCATACCGACAACGTACAGGATGAACGTCCAGAACCCAGTCGACAACTTCTTCAAGGACGGTTTCATCACGGCAATGGCCCTTGAACAACGGCTCGAGGAAGTAGCTGGGAAGATCAAGCCCTAAGATGGAAACGCAGTAGAACGAAAACCCTAACCACAGCCCTGCTAGTCTCGTAAAGCGGGACTGGCAAGAAAGGATACTCACATGAGTACAAACGGCACACCAACGATGGTCGAACTTGAGTGCATTTATTTAGGTGGGAGTTACGCCGCATTTGAGGTCGCACCCGGTAGATCATTGGATTTCACCAATGGTCGAGCGCAGATCTCACAAGAGAGACTAGATGCGCTTCAGCAAAAAGATTCCTTCAAACGTCTCTGGGGCCGCGAAATCGGTCTCTTGGGAACCCTAACGGGCGCCGCCAAAGCGAATCCCGTCAAGGTCATCCGCGCAACGGATAACCTTGAGGCATTGAGACGGGAACTGGCGGTGAACCAGGGAGCGCCCCCAACCGCGCTTGACGATCATCCATTCTTGGACGAACACCAGAAGCCGAAATTCGAGCTAACGGACGACGACAAGCGGAAGATCGAGGAGCAGTTGAAGGAGGACGAGGAGGATCTGAAGGCAACGGTAGGCGCTGGGGCTACATTGGGGGACAAGAAATCCAAGGGCAGAAAGTAACGAGACCCCGCCCCGGTTATTGATTAGTTGGGGCGGGATTTCATTCACACAAAACGAAAGCGAGGTAAGAAGCAATGAGAACGCGAATTACGAAAGCAATCTTCGCGGCTATCATCCTCATTTTGGGGATCACGCTCCTGAGTGGACTAGCAACCGGAACGGAGTACACAAAGAGTTATTCCGGGGCGAAGGTGACACTCACCAACAATTACGGCTACGCCTATCGTTTCACGCATACGTTTGTGGCGGCTACAGATACAATTATCTGCACACTGCCACAACCGCCCCGATTGCTCGGTCCGGCGGACAGCTTGCTTTATATGCTGAACGTAGGGGTTAGTAGCGCGAACGGTGACAGCACGGACATCGGGGTACGGTTTCAGGTTTCGAGTGACAATTCCAGTTGGACATCAATCACAATTGGGACAGACTCAACAACCTGGGCCACAACCGAAACCGGCACATCCTATAAGGTGACATCGGTTTTACTCGGATGGTCGGCCACAAGCGGCACGCTGGGGGTTGCCAATCAGCCATACCATCGGTTGAAAATCGTTGGCATCACAGGCAACAACATCGGCACGAAGCTGAGGGTGGACCTAGTTCCGATCAAGCAGCAGTGACAGCCGCGATGAAGCAGTAAATATCTCGGCACAGTCCGCCAATGCGTTAGGACTGGTGATGAGAGCGGCAAGTCGGATGATGGGCAACGTAGCCCCCGACCCAAGAATGTGCCCCCAGAGCTTGCTACCTATGCTCTCATCGTGGGTTCCGCCAAAAGCGGAAGTAAAGCAAGCCGGACTGACCCGAGGTTTCTTGAGAAAGGGAATTGAATGACCTCAAGCAATCTGGTCGGGTACATAAAGCGATACCGGATATTGGGAGAGAAGCAAATTTCTATCGAGCCGGATCGCATCTATCTAGCGGGAACGTGGAGCCAGAACGAAATCTGCTCGGAGTTGAGGCTCCTGCAGCAGTGGGTCAATTTGACTCTGATTCAGGGCCAGGAGAGGTATCAGTTCACGCCGATGACGGTTAAGGGTGCGACCAATGCAACTCCGATAGTCCTTGAGATAACGGGTCACGTTTTGAATACTGGGGACTGTCTCGTTGTTGGGGGAGCTCTCGGCAACACAGGTGCAAACGGCAGATGGCCCACTATAACGAAGGTGGATGCCAACCACGTTTCACTCGATGGCTCGGTTGGCAATGGAACCTATACCGCAAATAGTGGCACAGCATATCACGGCCTCAACGCAGCCCTTGATGTCAAATTCCTTCGCAAGAAAGAATCGCCTTACGGTCGTATCAAGCGGAAACTCATCGAAACGGTAGAAGACGAGCGGTGCGAATTCGCCGCCGAAGAGTCGCCAACGACCGAAGTCAATCATCTCTACATCACCTACGACGAACCCCTAATCATCGGGGTAAGAGGTATCCCGAACACAACGATAAAGACGGAAGCACTCATTATCAGGAAACCACTTCCTAGCGAGGATCTGAGTGAAACCGTCAATCCTATTTTGCCAAGCCAATACGACCAGTTGCTATACAGAGGAACACTGTATCACGTTCTGGAACTTCTTGATCTGCCGGAGGCAGAAGAAGCACTTGCGATGGCACTCACGAGATACGAGCAAGAGAAAGCGCGCACCCAGAGCATCATCTCAAGAAGCAGGATCGTGAGGGACGACACATCAACATCATTACAGCTCTGAAGGAGACACACAACATGAAAAAGATTCTATTGGTAGTAATTGCGCTTGCTTTCATCTGCGGCATTGTAGCGGGGCAGGAGCACCTAAACCAAGTCCTCTTCAGGGCGCAGCGGCAGGCAACCTCCGCTTGGGATACGATAAGTGTCTGGACGGGGTCAGTCCCGATGGCAGTAAAGGTGAGTTTCCTCAACACGGGTCCGGACACGCTCATCATCACGAAGAAGTTGGACACTCTGGCGGCTAACACGGTAAAACTCCGCCCAGGGATGAGTTACGCTGACGATAACTGGCCCCTTGGGTATCTAAGGGTGAAGGCAAGCGGCCCAACGAATATCGCCTATTACTGGATGGCGATTGGCGGTGGAGAGGTAGGAATAAGCATTGATCGATGGGTGCCGTACCTAACGATTGACTCACTGACAAGACCTACAGACGCGACGGCCTATGCGACAAATGACGTAGTGGCTAATAGCACAACCGCAGGGTCAGTCGCTTTCTTGAACTTCAAAAACGCGGTGCGAACTCCCGGCGGCAGAGGATGGATACAGAGTTTGAGAGTCTGTGCCGATACTGCAAATGTAGCGAACGCGAACTTCATTCTATTTCTGTATAAGGACACGACATACATCACGAAGATCGCCGACAACGCGCAAATGGCGTTTTTGCCGGCGGCGGTTCTGTATAGAATCATACCCATAACATTCTCGCTACAGAACACGGGATGCGGCACTGGAACGACGGCGGTTTTTTCCTATCAGACGTATTTGGGAATTCCCTATCAAGCCGCGAGCGAAAAGACAAGCATCTTTGGGCGGCTGGTTGTGCTTGGGGCTTACCAACCGAAGAATGGTGGCAAGTTCTGGGTTGAACTCGGCATGTTGCAGGAATAAAGAGCGATGAAACGATTCCTAGAGTTGCTTCTTCTGGGCGCACTTGGAGTTTTGCTACTATCCAATGTGAATGCTCAATCGCAGGGCGCGGCTAGTTTCTTTGAGCATGTAGTGAATATCCCAATGCCGCAGTATTGCACTGTGGTGAATGGCGTAGATCAGTACTGGTATACAACCAATCCCTCCAATCTGGATTTGAACGGCCCCGAACGGCTTGCCAACACTGGATTCGAGACGGATACGAGCAACTGGACGGCGGCGAATGGGACGTATGCGACTTCAACCGCACAGAAGGAAAGCGGAAGTAAATCCTGTCTCTTGATTGCGACAGCGGCAGCGGCAAGCATTACGTCCGAAACCATCACCAATGCTACGACTAACAAAGGCACGGGTGAGGTGTGGGTCTACTGTGGAAGTGCTGCCTCTACGAAATCCATCAAACTTGTATTGCTGAAATCCGATCTCACGCCGATTGATTCAACCGTCACAACCGTAACCGCCGTAACCTGGACAAAACTGGTCAAGAACAAACAATGGGATGGAACACAGACTGGACTCAAGGTAAGGATTGGTTTCAACGGCGGCGCATCAGGCGACTCGCTCTACATTGACGACGTCTCATTGACTCAGGCGTGGGATGTGATGATAGTGGGGTCGGTGAACACCACGAGTGCGGTGTTTTTATCAACCGTCTGTCAGTTGGGGGTCGGTTTTTCGGGATATGGATACCGACTTACGAACGGGGGGCTTGTCACTGTCCTGTTCTTTGACTCGGTGGTAGCTCAAACGTCCAACTCCGCCTCTGCAATCAACAATGGGAGAGACCGCTTCGTCGTTATCACCTACAACCGCACCGGTTCCCAGTTGATTTACCTTGATGGGGTTGTGAGCGGAGCCGGGGGTTCCATAGCGGCAATCGGAAAGATTTCCCGGGAAACAGCGTTTGCACTTGGCGCAAGGGGCGCACCAGACAGATATTTCGCGGGTAAAATCGGAGAACATATCTTTGTGCGCTACTCCGCTCTCCCCTCCGACATTGCCACAACAATCGCGCGGATAAATGCGACGTGGAAGCGGCAGGGATTTCCCAGAGCCTATTCAGGCGGTACAATTGTGCTCGATGTTGATTGGAAAGCACAAGGCATAGACAAATCGACAAGCGGCAATTCACTAACCCCCGCAGGCGGAGCGATAACAACAAAGATCAACTTCTAAGGAGATAAAACAATGTGGCGAGGAAACTTAACACAGATTGGTTCTCAACCCATCAACGTGCTGGGCACGATTTACAACCAGATTCAGGCCGAAGTGAAAAAGATCGATCTGACCAGCGGCGATGTGACGGTTGAGTTCACCCTATTCAGGACGGCTGAGGAACAAAACCCTGGGGATAAGAGAACGATAGTGTTTGGCAGTGCACAGTACAACAGGTTCGGTTTCAGCAACAACGCGCTCCTTGCGGCGGCACGACCGCTCTTGAATCTCCCGTAAGTCAATGTCTCGCTGGGACATTAAGGACGTAACATATTTCATTATAAAAAAATAAAAGGGAACAGCATGAAACGACTCACAGCAGTCATTCTAATGTTTTTTGTTCTTGCCGCGCTTCTATCGGCTCAAGAGAAAACAACGAAGGCAGTACAAGATCAATCGGTTAAGCCCATCCCAGCGGCCAGGGTTGCCGAGTCCACGAGGTCTTCCAAAGAGAACGCGGAATCGGAGGCCTATCTGAAACTGAGCGTGAACGAGCTCAACTCAGAACTAGCGGCCATCGAAGCACAGCAGGCCCAGTATCGCGATATCCTGAATGCCCTTGAAGGTCAGAAGATGCTGATAAAAAGGTGGCTCGCAGACTCAACCAAGCTAGTCGAGAACCAAACAAAAAAAGCGAGCAAGGAGAAGTGACTTGGCAACGACAAGATTCAATTCGCTGATTCTCGAAAGTGCCCGCAGGTTGAAGGACGAGCGGACCGATCCCTCGAGCGGGGGTGATACGGGAAGGAAGTATAACAGCGCGCTCCTGACACAGTATGCCAACCGTGCCATAAGGGATTTCTTGGTTGAGACCTACAAGCAAATTGGGGAGGATCTCTTCGTGGGTTTGTTTCCCGAGCTGGTGCGCGAATCGGGTGCGCTTAGTCTAACGAGCGGGGTAGTCGCAAAACCGACCGATGCCTGGTTTGTGTTCGATCTGATTAAGTCGGACGACACAGTCCGATTCGAGAAGATTCCCCAGGAGAAAATCTTCAGTATCCGGGCTGGGAAGGCTGGGCTGTACAATGCAAGCGCGACGCACCCGAAGTTCTTTGAAGAGGAAGGCAACATCAAAACCCTCGGTGTGACGACGGGAGATGTGAAGGCCCGATATATTAAAACTCATCAGGACATAGCGGTCAACATCAACACGACCCCTGGCGGGAATTACCTCTCAAGCGGAACACCGACGTACACGGCTGCAACAAAGACATTGGCTGGCGGGACGATGGCCGCCGTTTACGCGGCGACGGACGAAGGTAAGTTCATCACATTCAAGAGTTCCGACAATGATATCTGGATTGCCAAAATCAAGACATTTGTTAGCACGACATGGGTAATTCTTGAGGGCGATGGGCTCCCCGCCGCAGATAAAAGTGTAACTCAAGTCCACATCCCACCATTCACAAACGGCACAGACGATTTGATTCTAAACCAAAACTGGTACGGAGAAATCATCGCGCGAATGGTGGCTATGGGACTTCAAGATGCCAGCAATCAAAGCCTATAAGGAGATAGAAAGGTGAAAAACTTCTCGACATACAGTGAGATTGACAGCAAGTGCAGGAAACTGGCTGGTGTGAGCGAGAACGACATCATCACCCCAGTTCGTCAAGCGATCATCAATGATCTAATCTATAAGATTTACGGCCTGTTGGATGGGGCTAATCATCCGTGGTGGAACCGATTTATCAGCCTGACAGTCCCGGGCGACCTAGAAAGACTCGCTGACACAACCGTCAACGGTGGGATATTGACCGCTCTAAGTGCATCAGCGCATACTGTAACGCGCAGCACAGGGACTTTTGCAGTTGGGACGATCCTGGATATTATTCTGGTCTTGAGATCAACAGGCGCAGGGGTCGCACAGTACAAGGCACGCGTTACGGTGGGTGGTACAGGTGTCGGAACCTATGAAGTCATTGGCTCCGTCACAGGTACGGAAACGACGTACGCGTCAGCTACACACTGCCTATACGTGAACTGCATGAAGAAACTCTCCGCGACAAGTGCGGACCTAAGTACCCAGTATGTGAAGGACATCGTCAAAGTATTCGATGACCAGGAGACGGGAAGCAAGGAGCGGGTATTCGACCGGATCAAGGACCCTAGGATCTTCGGCAATGTCCACAAAGATCCCTTCCACACAAAGAGAGTTGCATGGCATCACAGCGGGGACACCATTTATTTCGATGTTGGGGCAACCGCTACGGCGATGGGCATAACGCAAGCCGAGGTTGTGGCCTGCCCGACATTGTACACCGATGCAACAGAGAACAACAGGCTTGACATCCCGCCAGCAGAGAATCAGATGTTGACAGACGAAGTTGTGGCTGAGTATCTGAAGCAAAGCGAGAAGGCGATTCCGAACGACTTGGGTGCTCGGCTCGCGTTGTATCAGAAGCGGTATGAATCAAGCGTAGCGGACAGACTGAAAGCACTTGAGATCAAAGGCAAGACGGAGTGAGTGTCAAGTCTCTGATACTGGATACATTCCGGGGCCACGCCCCAGATTTGGCGAACCCGCCCCCGAACTCCGCAAGGGCAGGAAAAAACTACGTTCTCACCCGTCACCGCGATGTAACGAAGGGAATGTTGGGCTGGATTGAACTCGCGCCCGGGTACGCGAAGAAGTTCGATGCTCTGCCAGCGAATGATGCGACCATTCGCAAGATCAGTGCTATCGCGCATGAGAACATCTACGACCTCTACATCCCAAACGGTAGTCTGACAGTCACGGTTGTCGTCGCCACTTACACGAAGACCGGATTTTTCCCAGGCAACCCGACAGTGAACCGTTGTGGGGTATGGATTCGTCCGTACTATAATGGTAGTTCTTGGGTAGACGAATGGCGCGAACTCACGGAGATGTTCATTTTTGAAATCGTGTCAATCGGAACTGGCGGAGACTCGTTCAAATGTTACATTGACGACGGCGCAAAGTACAACTTTCCATCGATTGATCCTACTGGAATCGTCTTCAATACCAATTACTTCAAGAACTGGACGATTGTCTACCAGGTATTCAGCGATGGAAACAACTATTCCTTGGTGACGAGCTCAGGGTATGACGGCTCGAGCTATTACCTGAGTGTAAACCATTTCCCCTCACAGCTCGGATGGAGCGAGGGAGGCAAGTTCATCGTTTACCGAGGATTCATTCCACAAGAACTTCCATCTACTATCTCAAGCCACATCTACGGTCTTTTGTCTGAAGCGAGAATCACCACAGGCAACAACGATGGGGATGTTTGTCTCCAGATAGGCTACCGCAACACGAGTTTTGTCCAAGGTGGAGCTGCTCCGTACACGCGCACGGTAAATGAGGTCATTGCAGGTCCGGGCACGCTGAATATCTGGCAGTATGCTGGTATGGTTGGCATTGATCCAACGCCCGTGCCCGATGCTGGCGGATTGGCGGCCATGACTTGGCACTTCAAATATAGTTTGGTCATGGATGACGGTTCCGAGACAAGGCTTTTCGTCGCCGTCACCGAAGCGGGCGGATCTCCGCCAGACTGGACTGCGGGTGGTGGAATTACGCTCACTGAACTCTCAAAGATCAAACTCTTCATCTACCGAAGCCACGGCGCAATGCCAGTAAGGGCGCGCTATCTTCGCTTGTATATGTGCAGTGAGAAGGAATGGCCCGTTTATTACTGGGCAACTGACTATGATCTGCGGGATGCAAGCATTTGGAACTATTTTGCGATAAGGGGTGCCGCAATCTTTGGAGGCATGCACTTTTACGCGCGCACGGACAGTGGCGTTTATATTACCGGAAGCGATTGGACGAACGTACGCTCACGAGCGGAGACCCAGATTGGGAGAGCGGTTACTGATACCGGAGTAATCCAGTTCAAGCACGCAACGGTTGTTGGGCGGAGAGCGTACGCGGTTGGGGTAAAGGCCGGTGGAACTCTATTCCCAAATCACGTCTTCGCAACAACGCAAAGCGGCGACGGTGCGCCACAGCGCGATGTGTTTCCGCAACTTTCGACTCTAAACATTGACCTTGAGTACGGCGATAGCGATGAATGCCGCGCAGTCTGGCCGTACGGTGATCGGCTGTTCGTAGGCAAACGGTCTTCCATCCACATTGTGTCCTATGACAGCATGAGCGGAGCCTTCCTCGCGGACGCCGTGACAAAAGCCGACGGCATCTGTAGCGTGAAGACATTAGCCGATTTCGAGGATGTCATCTACTGGGCGGGATACAACGGCATTTATCGTTATTCAACGAGGGGATGGCAGTTGCTCAATCTTGATTGGCTCTTGGAGTGGAAGGCGGTCACAACGGCCAACAAGGAAGCGGCTATTGGGGTCTTCGACAAAGCCAACAGGCAGTATCGTATTGCGTTCACGCATTCCACACTCGGAACGATTGAACGGGTATTCGATGTAGATAGCAGCGAATGGTTCGCCGCCGATTTGACGAATCAACCGTCTCGATTTGCCTTAGACACAAGGGAGATGAAGGTTGATTTCCTTTCCGGGAGTCTGATTCAGACATTTGGGACCGGGACCCGCCATGACGGGACCAACTTCAGTGTCGAGTACGAATTCAACGATATGGTCATCACGAAGCAAAAGGGTGTGGATATTCTGTTTCACGGTGTGATGATCGAGTATGTGTCAAGTGTAGCATTGACGGTGCAACTCTACAAGGACGGGGCAACACTTGGAAGCGCGGCGACATTGGCGGCAAGTTCGACAAGAGGCTTCGTGAAAGCGCCATTGTCGGCGCGGGGCACCCAGTTCTATTTGAAGATCACAGCCACGACGACCGCAGATAGTCAGAGTGTAGCTATCAAAACAGTCCAGGCGATCTATGAGGAAATCCCTGGTGGCGTAAGTGTGGAGGTTTAGCGGTGGGATCGGAAAGGCATATCAACTTTGAGCTGGAACTTAGGGGCATTCGCACCCCAGATGACTTGGTTAAGTCATTCCCGAAGATCCTCGAGTTGATAGGCAAGGAGATCAACTTCATTGAGGATAGATTGCCGCAGTCGCGGGAATCCGCTACCGGACCGTTGCTGGCGATTGCGGGGATCGTAGGGGGTGCGGGAATGGGTACTACGGCGGTAGCCATTGCCGTCCGCGCCGACTGGGTGAACGTGAGTGCAGGTGTTTTAACAACCATCACGTATCGGCGCGCCCTAACGAATGACGACCATTATCTCAAGATGGATTTGTACAACAATGCTGGTGACTGGATCACGTCGGTATTGCCGACGGCGCAAACGAAGAGCGGATTCAAAGTCCAACCACCCGAAAGCGGAAAGGTGAAATACATTGCGGCGGAGTTTCAGTAAGATATTGCTGTTGACGGTTCTGGCGAGTTCGATGCTGTTCAGCCAGAAATCGCAGAAGTACGGAATCGACACGCTCGATGCCTACCTGAAGGCGGCTATCACGTTCATCAAGCCGATTCAGATTGAAACCATCATGCCACGTTATGGGGGCGCAAACCAAGGAATCACCATCGGGCGCGATACGACTTGGATGCGGATATACGGGGATTCAACACTATTTTATGCGGGCGGTACTCTGCGAACACGATTCGATTCAAGTGGATGGAAAACCTACGCTTCTAAGACAGATGATGCTCAATCATTAGTCAATCTTACCGCAGCGACACCAACGGTTCAACAACATTCTCCATTTTTAAGATTAAGTGCTAATGCTTGGGATCCAACATCAGGCACATCGAAAACCATTACTTGGAGAATACAAAATCAAGCATTTGCGTCTGCGGGGCCCGGGGGTGGTGTTCTGGTTGCCAAAGTATCGAAATCAGGTTCTGATGATATTATACCATTCGCGATTGACGAACAAGGCCGCGCGTATTTCGGTACGTTCACCGGACAAAATTTCAGCGGATACAACGTTATCCTTGCGGGGAATACAACAGTCGGATGGATAAGCAATGGAGTCACCGGGAATCTTGATGTCAATGGTCAGGTGAGAATCGGAAACAATTCTGAATCACCATTCACAGGCTATTTGATTCTGTATGATGATGCGGCACATGCGGGGACACTATATACTACGACACTCTCAGGAAATCAAGTTTATACTCTGCCTGATTCAAGTGGCACGATTGCACTGATAGCTAATACGAAAGCAGAGACGAAAGCCCAGATCATTGACAGTTTGAATGCCGCGATTCCGTCGGGAATAATGCTTACGCAGGCAATCTACACCACCGGCTCGATCACTTCAACCTCGGAACAGGGCGTAGTTATTGGCAGCACAACTCAAGATGGCACTTTGACATTATGGAGTCCAACCTATGACTATCTAGGTGTGCTTTCTCCGGCCACACTTACTGGTGGACGAGCTTGGACAATGCCGAATGCGAGCGGCACGGTCATCACAACAGGCAATCTCTTAAACATAACGGCAACCAGTCCACTTGCAGACAGTTGCCTTGCCACAATTTCGACAGCTGGAAAGGTTTCAGGAAGCGCGATCACAACTGATAACATTTACACATCTGGCTCGATCACTTCAACCTCGGAACAGGGCGTAGTTATTGGCAGCACAACTCAAGATGGCACTTTGACATTATGGAGTCCAACCTATGACTATCTAGGTGTGCTTTCTCCGGCCACACTTACTGGTGGACGAGCTTGGACAATGCCGAATGCGAG